AGTGTAAGACCACGAAAGGAATTTACAATTGAATCTAATTCATCTTCAGTATATTGAGTCTTAAATTTATCTGCAAGATTTTTTCTTTGTGATGCTCTTTTTAGCAAATCATTAATCTTTATTTTTATCTCAGATTTGCTAGGTAATGGGTAATCAAGAACAGGGAGAAATTTTTCCAATTCTGATGGTATCTCTAATGAATTGGAAATGATAACAAGAGTTTTATTTTCAGTAATAAATTGCTGAGAAAGATTCTTGATTTGCCTTATAATTCTTAATTCAATTTGATTCTTATAGTTATTGGAACCAAAAAATTTATTAAAATCTTTTACCACTAAAATTGCATATTTGTTTTTTGGAACAATAAGATCTTTAAACCAAGTAAGAATTTCATCTTGATCTAAAATTCTTTCATTTGATTTTACAGGTAGAAATTCTGGATATGAGGAGTGCAATCCAGATACTATATCCCATTGCAATAAATCCCAAGAAGGACTTGCATTTGAACACAATTCATCAATTGCATCAACAACTCTGTTTTCTTCTTGGGAGACAAGATAAATGATAGGTCTTTTTGATCTAATCAATAAATCAAGTTCTTTAATTATTTCTTGGGAATCTAGTATATTCATTTTAAAAATTTATCGTATTTAAACCGTGGCTCTCCTGGGTAATCTTCTTCTCGCCACCATGTTTCTTTGCTAAACTTCTTAGCTAAAAAAAACAAATCTCTCCAATTTAGCAAAGCAAATTCTGGTATGTAAGGAGAGCGAGATATTGATTTTTGAAATATATCAGATAATATCTTTTTCTCTTCAACAGTTCCAGACTCAAATTTAGCAAACAACTTAGATAATCCAGCAACTACATTGTCATAAGATATATCTTTTTGATGAATAAAATAAGTGGCAGCAATAGGAATACCGTATTTTGCAAGAATTTCTTTTGATCTACCTTTATCATCCATGTCCTTAACTTCATTAAAAATATCAATCAAGCTAATATTAGCACTGGTAAGAACAACATCTTGATAGAACTTATTCAAGAACTTTCTTAGATTCATTAGTAAAAATGAACCTACTGACTGCAGTAAAACAGAGTTATTTAAGAAGCACCAATCGATAAACTTTTTAGTCCATATTTGTTTTGGCAGTTGGTTTTCTTCCATGAAATCAAATATTTCATTGATAAGTTTATTGTCAGAAACATATGTGATTTTGTATTTGCCTTTGAAGATTTTGTAATATTCTTCTGCAAAATAATCGACAAAATTCTTACTGGACCAATTTTCTACAGAATCAGGCAAAGTCTTATCGTTCTTCTCAACCAAAGTAGTTTTCTTTCTCCGTTTGTTAGCAGCAAAAGGATTAGAAAGTTCAGATTGTGAAGGTACAGGTTTAGAATAAATTGACGTAACCATTTCTACTGTGCTATCCGTTTTTTTAAGACTCATTTTAACCATCTATAAGAGATTTCTGTTCTTCTTGGATTACATCATATGTTACAGGTATCATGTTTGCAATACCATCTTTTTTTGTAACCCTTATTATCTTGTTTGCTATTTTTCCAAAGATTTCTTGTCTGTGAGTGTTAAGGATTAATTGCAAATCATTTTCTTCAACATGGTATTTGATAAACTCAATTAGATTTTCCATTTTGCTATCTGCAGACACCGCAGACCATGACTCATCTAAAATAATAAATGCATCATGCTTCTTCATTTTAAGAAAAGCTAATCTGGTCAAAGCACTTGCCACTTCGAGTAATCCACCGCCACGATCATCTATTCCAGTAACAAGTTCTTCACCATTTGAAATGGATACAATTTCAAAAGTTATATTGTAACCGGATTTTTGACCTTGTTCTCTTTGTCCTTCATGTTTGTTAAACTGGACACGATAATCATCTCCATAAATAAACTTAACACCCAAAGTTACAATACTTTCAATTGTTTCAATAGCTGAATCGCGAATTTCTGTTGCTTTAGAAATCATCATCACTTCAGCTTTTTGGGTATAAGTCTTATCTGTTTTGAGTTTTTCAATTTGAGTATTTAACAAATCTAACCTAGCAACATCATTCTTTTTCTGTTTTTCAAGATATTCTAAATGTCTGTCGATTTTATCGTACTTTTGCTTAAACTCTTTTAGTGTCATTCTGCGTTCTTTATCTCAGTAAGAATTAGTTCGGCTTCGTTTAATTTTTCAACAAGAGTTTGATCAGTAGAGTCGTATAAACTTTGAAGCTTATTTACTCCAATGCCATATTTTGTTTTAACTTCTGTAGATGTGTTTTTGAAATCAGTAAGAAGAACTTCAAGTTCTTTTTCCTTAATGTCCTTAACAGTTTCAGCTCGTGTGATTTCATCTCGTAAAGCTTTAATACGTTTGGTATAATCTGTGATATCCATTTATGCCTCTGTCTTTTTAGTATTGTTGCTAAACTTTATCATAGCATTTACAGCAATTTCAATCACTTCTTCTTCAACATCTCGTGCCTTTGCAAAATCCTTAATTGATTCGATTTTGTCTTCCAATGTTGTGTAAGACCATGTGCCAGATTGAAATGATGCAGTTTGCTTTACAAAATCCTTAAGCTCTTGCTTTACAGCTTTTTCTTCTTTGATTTCTTCCAGTCTGAAAACTTGTTCTGCTGGTAAGGCTGTTTTTAAAGGAATATATTCAATTTTGTATGTATTTCCGTCTAAATCATATTCCAACATTACAACATAGATGTCTCTTTCCAAATTATCTTTTTTAGCAGATGTTCTTCCTACAGCTCCTGGATTAATGAATATCTTGCCATCACTTCTTTCCTGAGACATAGGTGTGTGAATATGACCAGCAAATACAACTTGAGTATTTGGATGAAGAGGTAAATCCTTGAACATCGTAACTCGATACATATTATTAGGCTTGTCTGATATAGCAGCATGACATGCCCAAATAACAGCAGGTTGTGTAGTCAAGAAACCCTTTTCTAGATTCTCTTCAATGTCTGGATTGAAATGAGCAAATGCTACGCTAAATTCAGCACAATAGTCCATTTTTTCAATAACATTTGCTTCAATCAAAGATCCCAAATCAGATTCCATAAGTGGATATGAACTTTCGATGTCATGGTTACCCACAACTACAAATTTTCTAAATGACCAAGGTTCTCCATTTAGTTGGCTATGTAAATGTTTGATCAAGGTGTTTCTTGTTTTTGGTCCTGACAATCTGTGATCAAAAATATCGCCTAAATATATAATATAATCAACTTTATTAGCCTCTGCTATCTCTAAGGTTTCTAGAAATTTATTTGTTGATGTGAGCCAGTATTCATCAATTCTGTTGGCTGGATTTTTGTCTTTGCAATGGTTGTCACCCACTACCAGTGTTTTGATTTTTTTCAAATTAATTCACCACCAAATTTATTACAAGTCTCACAGACAATCTTTTCATCAATTAAGATAGTTTTGATTCTCTCATATTCTTGCTTGTCAGCATCAATCTTCTTAATTAATTTTGTAATTTCATTTTTCTTATCGTCAATCAAAGTTTGTTGATCTAAGAAAAAATTAATAAACTTTTTCAATTCACTCAATTTATTTTTCAATGATTCGATATCAGAAATTGATTGCACAAAATTTTCATCGCAAATGGCTTTAGCTTTTGAGATTTCAGCTTCAAGGTTTGCTTTGTTGTTGTTGTATTTATTAACTATTTTTATGTATGAGGAGAGATTTTTAAACTTGTCTTCTAGAGTTTCTAATTCATCCAAATGATTAGACACTGAGTTTACAATTTTCTCACATTCGCTTATTGTGTTTGAAATTTCACGGTTGGAATCTTTTAATCTTTTAAGTTTATTTATATAACCGGAAATTTGATTGCAATCTTCCTCGATTAGAGTACAGCTTTCTAAAAGTTGTTCAAGGCTTGTTTTGTGAAGTAAATCAGTTTCCAAATCAGCATATTTTTCATCAATCTCAACTTTGAGTTGATCGTAATCTTTTGATTTTGATTTAAAAGATTTTTCAATAGAATTCACTTCGGAGCCAAGAATCTTTCCCACCTCTTCAAGATCTCCAATATTGAGAAGTTGAGATAAAGTTTTGGGCATAGATTGCGATGTCTGATCAATCAAAAATAATTTCTTCGATTGTTTAGCATAATACAAGGCTTTGTTTTCTTCATCTTTTGGCAAGTTAAGAAGAAAAGTATTTACAGCCTCGGGGTATTTTGTGCTAAAGTTTGAATATACAGTGAAGTTTTCATCTTCAGGATGTTTGAATTCAACTTTATTAACACTGTCGCCTTTGGAGCGTGATATTACTCTGCCATCTGTAAACTCAACTGTTACTTTGGCAAACTTAGCCTTTGTTAGTTTATTAACATAGGATGTGCCTGAAGACATATTGTCAAGAACAAACATCAACGCTCTGACAAAAGCTGTTTTTCCACTGTCCGAAGTGCCAGTGATAATATTCGTACCAGGTTCAAGAGTAACAAATGTATCTTTGTGATTAGCAAAGTTTTCTATCTTTACGCTTTTTATGTGATTTCCATTCATTTCATCATGATATTATCCAATAAATCAGGAAAATGCAATTCTATAAATTCGTCCTTGACTGAAGAAAGCATTTCATTTATTTCGCTGAGTTTTGGAATATAAATTTTATTTATTTGAGCTTCTTGGATAATAATTAACCCTCGCATTGAGCAACATTTTGATTGTTTTTGATCAATAAAAATTCTATTACACGATGCGCATGTAAATTTGCATTTTGAATACAAGGGTATTACTATTTGTGACTCTGTATTTATATCATAAGATGAAAATGATAAATATGTTGAAGAATGATAATCTTTATTGTAATGGCATGTTTTCTTGATAATCTTACCTTCAGTTTCAATTTCAATAATCTTTTTTTGTTTTATTTTATAATTATCACTGAAGGCAAATTTGTTGTCTGAAATTTTATATGGTTCTGCCACTTTTACCATAATTTCATTTTTGAATTTGGTGAATCTATATAAATGAGAAGGGGTGTTCATAATGAAAATACTTATTGATAAAGATATGTTATTGATGGATTTATACGAGTTAAGAAAACATGTTATGGAGGTAGCATTAATTTCCGATGATGCAAAAGAAGCAAAAGATAAGCTTGATAAAGTTGTTCAAATGATACAAACTTATCCTGATGCAGAAGTTACTTCATCATTCCCAAAAACGAGGCTAAAAAGATGACACAAGTTCAATTAGATAAAATAATGAAGTTAGCAGAAAATGGCGAAATCTCTATAGCAGAAGTTGGAAAAATTTGCGGGGCTCTTTTAGAATCCAATAGCAGACATTTTAAAGAGATAAAATCTAAAATGAAATCTTTGGAAGAACAATTATCCAGTGTAGAAGAAAAGCTGGAAATGATTATTGAAAATCAAAGTCCAGCTTTTGGAATTATTGTTGAGGATGACGAGGAAGACTAATCTTCCTCGTTTGCCTTTGTGTCTGCTAAATTTACTTCAATTCTGAATCGTTGATCAGTTTCGTAGCTTGCAAAAATACCAGTGCTTACTTGATAAACTTGGGTGCTACCAGTGTATGGACATGTGATTGTGTAGTTTCCTTCATCATCAATTGCCATTTCACCAAGTTTGAGCTTATTTCTACTTTTTAGATTTTTGTCAGCATCAGAAGTAGTGTCGTAATCAATATCAATTACTCCCAATGCTCGCTCACCCTCACTTGTAAGATCATCATCATCAAAATCATCTAATAAATCAATATCATCAATTGGAACTTCAATTTCAACTAGTTGTCCATCTTTTTCAACTGTTACTGTATGAAATTGAAAATTGTGCAAACTGCCACTAATCTCATTGATTTCACTAAATGCAGATTCTGTTTGCGCTAATGCAGTGGCAGCATCAGCAATTGTTCCACTTACTTTTCTTTCCATTGGTTTATCCTTTTTACTGAGATAATAAATTTGTTTCTGAAGTGATCAATGAATGTAAAGAAAATTGCAATTCAATTGGATAGTTTAAGCCACCAATAGGAATAAATTTAAAACTTTCTTTTTTGTCTTTTTCAACATACATGACAACTGAATCAAATTTCTTACCAGCAGGCTTCATATCTGTTATGAATATTTTACCTTTGTTTTCAAAAATAATCAAACCTGATCCCCCTCTCGGAGAAAAAGAAACTTTCAATATACCAGATTTTTTAGGGTTTATAACCACAACAATATCATTTCCATACTGACCCTTAATCGCTAATGGTATTGGATCTCCAAGACGAAAACTTGCCAGAATATCATAATCTACTTCTTTATTGATTTCAAAATAATATTTATTTTGATAAAAGGGCAAAGAAGACATTGTTTCATTTGATGATCCAAATTTGTAAATTATAGAATCATTTTTTTGAAAATCCCCTTCGATGATTCCTGATATTGTTTCTGATGGATTGAGCACACTCAAACAGTTTAAAATTGCATCAAGCGGCTTTGCATACATGAAATTTTTAGTTGCTACAGTTCCAGCTTTTTCAGGTGATTGATCTGAGTAAGATCCTTTCTTGAGATTCTTTACTGTTTTTAAAGTATTGATAGTAAAACTTTGTTTTTTATCAGTTCCATTTTTGTAATGATAAAAATACCTTACTCTTGTATTTTGTTTATAATGATTCTTGTAGATAATTCCAGGTTTTTTTATTGTTTCTGGAGTATTCAAATAAACAAAATGAGTTGATGATGCGTGAAATAGATATAAAGCAGTCAAAAGAGCTTTAATTGATAAAAGAAATTTAGTAAACAACGCCATTGTTATCTCCCCCTAAAATAACCTTAACATTAAAATATTATTCGAGTTTGTAGGGCTAGAACACTGTATTTGAGAAAAAAACAGATAGTGTATATTATTTACAGGGATAAAAATGTTCAATTTCAAAAAATTCGCTAACGATTTAAACTTTGCAGAAAAAGTAGATATCAAATCTATTCCCGGTACTTTAGAGCAAAAAGTAGAATGGGTTAAAAATTGGTTTTTAAGAAATGGTGTTGAACTTAGTGTTCAAGATGCATATGCAATGCTTGGACATGTGCCACTTGGACCAGAAGCTCAACATTTAGAGAAATATAGAGCGAATATTAATCAACTTCGTGATTTGGCTGGAGATGCGCTGAAGCAAATTGTTTTATCTCAAAGACCTGACCTACAACAAAGAGTTATGAACGGTGATAAAGATGCCAAAAAGGAACTTGATAGATTAATCTATGTCACAGTGTCCAGTAAACTTGGCTCAATTGTCGAGCACACCATACAACTTGCAAATCAAAAATTTATACCAGAATTGGTCAAACTTCATTCTTCTTCAACAAGAACACTTCAAGATGTCGATGAATTGAGAAAATATGATTCTCCAGAAGAAATCGCAACTATACAAAACTTTATCAGTGAAGAGATCATGAGACTGAAAAATGAAACTAACACTAAATTCTTAAGGATTTGGGAATATTTCAATAAGTCAAATCCTGATTTAACTCTTGATCATATGTTTTTTATTCTTCAAAATACAACAAATCAAATTCTCAAGAATGAAGATATTTCATTATCTCCCGAAGACAAAGAAAACATCAAAGCTCAAGTGGTAGATTTATCCAAATCAGTTCAAAATATGAATAACTCAGGAGCAGTATGGGCAAGAATATTGTCATTGCATCCTGATGCTCCAAATGTTGAAGAATGGAAACAGTTTATTCCAGATGAATTAAAGGCAACTTGGAATATTATTGCAGTCTTACAAACATTCCATAGACAACTTGAATACGAAGCTGTGCCTGTTAGAGTTGTTAGCAATGAAACTGGCAAAACAGAATTGCTAGATACAAGTTATTTATATTTTTATCCTGGACTAAAACCTGATGGTACTAAGTTTGAATCAGATGCAGAAAAGAAGCAATTTGCATTAGATAGGCTTAGGGATTGTGTTGAAAATGGTTATGAAAATGAAAGAATATTTTCTGCACTAAGTATCACAATCAAAAAAGCTCCTAAAATTGATCAAACTGTTGTAGAAAATGCACCAGAAGATGAAGAACCATCCGAAGATTTGGAAATTTCTGAAGATACCAAGTCAGCTGAGCCAAAAGATAAAGATTCATCACTAATCAGATATTACTACAGATTTATTTGTACTAAATCTACTAATACTGCAAGCTTAATGCAAGCAAATTCACAACTTGGTAGTTTCAGAAATGATTTAAGAGCTGCCGGATTAGGTCATGTGGCTGATTTATTATCAAAGGCATATGAAAAACAACCAGATCTTAGATACAGTGATTTGGATCTCATGTTCTTATCAGGAGAAGAAGGGAATATGATTAACGAACTTAGAGAAAATTATAATCTAGATGCTATTCCTTTCCCTGTAAAGATTCCTTGCCCAGTTGACAATCCTACATCTGTAAGTAGATTTGAAATTGACTTTTTATTACCATGCGATATTTTAGTTAGATTTAGAAAAAGATATCAAGAATTTATGGATGAAAATACTGGAGAAAAAACTAAAATTTTTCAAACTTTCCCAGTTGTTGAATCGCAAGTAATGTTTGTAGGTGAGTATTTTGGATACAGAAGAACCAAACCTTACTTTCCAAAATATACAGGAAGACCATGGGTAAAACCAAATGGAGATTTACCAGTCTATTCTTACAAAAAATCTGGAAAAACATACGATGTAAGACCTGGTGGATTTTGTAGATATTTGGAGTTTTACAAATTAAAAAGAGAATGGAAAGTTTTTACCACTGAAATAATTGCAGACATTATGGGTACAAGGACTTTATCTTTAGATGACAGACATTTAGAGAAACCTACCCTATTAATGAGCGCATTGGATGAACAAGGTATAGTTTATCAATCTCCAAGATGTACTCCAGAAGTTGGATGTAAAGCTACAAAATTAATTGAAGAAACCCTGGGCAGAACTCCAGAAGTTGAAAAAATCATTGATGAGAGATATTTGAGAGAAAATTTTGATTCTCCTAAAAATAGATGTTTAAGACTAGTTGATTGTTGTATTGCAAACTTAAAATTGACAACTGCCTTAGCAAGAACTAGAGATGAGTTTATTCCTGTTGATGATCCAAATAATTTCTTAGGAAAAGGCTTTAACAGGCAAACAATGTATGACCATCTTCAAGAAAAAAGACGCATTTTAGAAGAAATTAAAATGTTGGAAAAGATGCACCTTGATGATTTGGAAGATAGCGAAATATTACAAGATTTGCAATCAGCTAGAGCTAATTTAAAAGGATTTTATTCTTCTCCTATTTATGATTTCAAAATGAAGTTTGAAGAGATATGTGAAAATCCTAATGGTGAAATATACAAGAAATTGCAAAAATTTCAATCATTAAGAAATGAGATAGAATCTGAAACTCAAAAATATACTTTGTATGAATTAAGAGTAAAAATAGCTGAAATTGACAACACATTCCTTGCTGAAAGAATAAAAGACGATGAGGTCATATAATGTCTTTATTAACTTCAGATTACATAGCTAGTTGGTTTTTTCTGCAAAAAAAAGACTTTAGTGGTTTAGCACAAATATTACAACCTTATTATGTTCTTGAAAGCTTGGATTATAGCAAAAATGTTAGTACAGAAGCAGTTGATTTAATTCAAGGTGATGCTGGTGTTCATGTAATCAATACTTCTGGAACAACATTTAAAACAACTATCAGTTCTGAAGCGTTGATTATAAAAGACGTTGATACCACCACTGTTCAGTACAGAGATATTTTTGATATCTTGCTAGAAGATTATTATGCTCTTCTGAACTATTTTTTTATTCCATCTACAGATTTGAATAATAATGGTGGAAATTCTAATGATTTATTCAGTGGAAACAAAGTTAGAATAGAAAATCTCTTCAATAATGCAACTATCACTATTGGACAAAAGATTTCATGCAATATTGATTACAATTGTGTGTATTCTAATAAGTTTAATATTGCATATAATAATTATTCCGAAGGTTTACAGGGAGATTTTGATTTTATTGCTAGAACAGCAAGAAATTATGATTGTAGATTTTTCATAGACAATACTAATGATTATTATATAAAATCTGGCACTTTGACTATTAGCATGAGCCATAAACAAGTTTATATTGCAAATACTAAAAATTCTGTTCCATTTTATTCTCCACAAGGATACAAAGTCACAGGCAGTATTACAGTATTGGTAAAAAACTTTGATTTTGAAAATATACCTACATATGGAAATATTTCTTTATTAGTAGGAGATAGATATTTAGAATTAGGTCAAGCTAGTATAAAATCAGAGTACAGCAGAAAACTCAATGCATCTGAAAGTGCATCAACCATGACAATTCAATTCACTGGATATGCAAGATTGGGTGCTGGAATCAACAATTCTACATGGCTTACTTATTTCCAAAGCAAATTGGATCAAGAAAAGTTTACCAAAGTATTGCAAAAAATTAATGGATATCTATCATAATGCCACTCTTATCTCCTGAATATTTCGGCACATGGTATGTTATTACTTTGGATGGCAAAAGAAGAATTTTGCAATCTTATAGTGAAACATTAAATCTTGAATCTAGCAATGAAAAATCTGCTCTTGTAGGAGATATTGGAAAGCATATTGCTGACATTGGTCCATATCACTATGCATTGACTTTGACCTCACCAATATTAATTTTAGAGCCCTATGGTGTTTTTTACGATGCTTTTGATATTGTCTTAGAAAATCTTGACAAGATACAGCAGCCTATTACAGCTTCAAATATTTCAACTTATGAATATGTAATGCAAAGTGCATCAATTAATATTGCAACAGATGGTTCCAATGTATCTACACAGCTTGAATCATGGCAAGATTTTGCTGATACGAAAGAATATCGTCCAGCAGATGATTTCTTTTACGGTAGATTGGCAAAATTTTATGATATTTATTTTTCAATGTTTGGAAATGAATATTTAGTGCAAAGTGCCAATTTAAATGTAAGAGTAAATAATGATAAGCATTTTTACATTGCTGGAACGAATGATTTTCTTGGTAATCAAGTTCCCAAGTATTCTATAAATGGGTATTCAATTTCTGGTGATATTACATTATTAATAAAGCCTGATCAATATGAAACTTTGAAACTTTATAATGCTCAAAGTCCAGGCATATTTAATGCATTAAAAGAATCTGTCAAACTAAAAGTTTTTTACAGACCCACTGGTGTAAACAGAGATAAAACAATTGATTTTGGAGACTTTGCTTTTATGCCGAGCATTGAGTTATCTATCAGTCCAAATCAAATTATCACTGCCAAGATTAATTTCTACACCTTGTTTAGAAGAACCAGTGTTATCAATTACTAGTTGTATAACCCATATATGGAAGATATTCACCGTATTGATTTATCTGAACACGAAGATAAACTAAAAGCATTAGAAAATTTACAAGACGGTGAGTTGATACTCAAGTTTGCAATTCCTGGCAGACCTTCAACCAAAAAAACTTCACAAAGAGTAGTAAGACGAGGTGGTTTTACTAAAATTTTACCTTCTCTTTTGTATGAAAAATATGAAAAGCATTGTAAAACATTTTGTGAAGATGCATGGAAACATCATAATCTTCCACCTATTGATTGCGGTATCGGAATCAAAATCAAAGTTTATTTAGATTCTTGGATTGTTGGTGATGAATGCGGTTATCAACAAGCGCATGGAGACATAATTCAGGCTCATGGAATCATAGAAAACGATATGTGGATTCATTGGATTGATAAAAATGAAAACATGATTTTTTATGATAAAGAAAATCCAAGAATTGAAATTGAAATATGTAGACACAGACATGCCAAGGAAACTTTTAGGGAAGATCAAAGAATAAAGGAAGCAAAGAAGCTTGCAAAAATAAAGAAATGAAATGGTATGTTTATATTGCTAGAGATGATGAAAATATTGTCGAAGGCATTTGCAATGATTTGATAGCTGAAGACAATTTGCTAAACTATGAAAATGATTGGGCTACAAATTATAAGATTGTATGGTTTCTAGAAACAAAAAATAAAATAGATGCACTTTCAAAGCTGAAGTCTATATCTATCCTGTCTCTAGAAGAAAAATTAGATTTAATATCTGAATCTAAGAAAATTATTATCATGTCTGAAAATCATGACATTGATAAAGAAAAATATCCCTTAGTGGTAAATTTAAAATGTACATTGGAAATTATTAATTTCTTCAATGAACTTCCAGAGCTTTGGAAACTTAATGATTTATATCTTGAAAATGTAGCCGAATATCTAGCTATAAGAAGAAGTCAAGTCATGAATGTAAAACTTTGGGACATCTCAATTGATTCATCCAAATATGTTGGAATTATCACTAGAGAAAAATTTTACCCTATTATTAAATACTAAAAGCGGACCGAAGTCCGCTTCTAATATTTTGAGTTTTATGACAACTAAGCTGGAACAATAAAGTGTGGCTCAGTGTCAGAGATGGAAAATTCACCCTTAACACCAAGAGGCTCAATCAGATCCTTCATTCGCTCTTGAAGTGCAACAGTGTTCTCATTCAAGGAATCATTGATTAGATTCAAGCGCTCTTGTGCCTGTTGAAGCTGTGCTGCATACTGCTGCGCAACATTGACAAACTCAAGAACATCAGCCTTCTGAGCCTTCAACTCAAGAATTGACTGACGCATAGCTACTAGCTCAAGATAATCCTCATGAGAAATTGTTGGGTTGTCTCCACCCTCAACCTCTGATACTACGTTCTCTTCACTCATTTTTTGGTTAACCTCTAACGATCATTTGATCTTTTTTATGATACCCACAAAATATCATATTGTCAATTATTGACTATGTTGTTCATCCGTGGTATATTTCAAAAGTATTTATACAACAAATAAGGATATCAAATGAAAGAAGTTACAATTGCACCATCTGATTTTGCATTTTTATATAGCGAATCACCTTGGGCTTTTCATCAGAAATATATCTCAGGTATTAGGAGACCACCACTAATCCTTCCTAAGATTTTTAATGTAATTGATGGTGCAATTAAAGAATCCTATGCTGATGAAGATTTCTCCAAAATATCTAAAAATCTTCCTCCTGCTACCCTTCGTACATCTTCAAAATGGGTAAAATCTAAACCTATTATCAATCCAGATTACGATTTATCTGTTCAAATTATTGGCAAGATCGATGGTTACCTTGAATATTCTGATGGCAATGTATCTATTATTGATTTCAAAACAAGTGAGATCAATGAAGAATTTGCACAAAAATATAACTTGCAACTTCATTCATATTGTTATTCTGTGATGAATCCTGATAATAGCAATTGTTTACATCTTGAAAATGTTACAGATCCAGGTTTGTTGATTTTTGAGCCTAAAAAGTTTATGATTGACCATGACTGTAAAGCTGGGCTTAAGGGCAACTTGAAATGGATGTCTTTTAAACTTGATATTGATTTTTTCACAAATTTTATCAAGAATGAAGTGATCCCATTATTATCTGGTCCAGAACCTAAACCGCCAGTAGAAGATCCTTATTGGAAATATTTACAACAATTTGGATTTGAATACGAACAGGAATAAACAATCTAGTATAAGAAGAAGACATTGAATATCTCAAAATGGAGTGTAGAATGTCTTCTTTTTTATTTGATCTGGTTAGCAAAGCAAAACAACTTGATATTGAAGGCAATTATGTCGAAGCTGACAGAGTGTATGAGAATCTTAAGAAAATTGCTAACACTGAAAACCATTTTGATTCTCGTGTTGTAATTAGTCAATCTAATATTAATCAAATGGAAAGATTTGAATGGTTGACACAGCCTGGTTCTGCTGATTATATTGCGGGTACAGAATTGGTTAGTCGAGATAAATCGTTTAATCAAGATCCTACTAATGCAAAACATCAAGCATTAAATTATGTTAATGCTATCGTAAATTCATTAAGCAGAATTTTGGATATGAATATTGCATATAAATCAAATGGAAAGGATAAAAAACATGGTTTTAATTTGACTCCAGATGTAAAGAAAAAACTTGAAGAAGCTCGAAAAGAATATAGAAAATGTAAAGAATTACTTGAAAAAGTACAAATTGGAGCTAATAGAGATAATTTTAATATACCTGATAGATTCGCTGAAGGTCAAATAAATATCAGTTCTATAGACCAAAATCAACATGTTTCTGCAATCTTTACAGTAGGAACAGCTATAAGAAATTTGCTTAGAGGTTTACTTGAAGGTGCTGTCCAAGATGCTTTGAAACAACTTACATTTTCAGAAGTAGCACTCAAACAAGCAATAGAGCCAAGTTTGAAATTGCCTCCAGATTATGAAGCTGCAAAAGAAAATGCTCAAAATGCTTTCGGACATAGTGATGCTGCAGGAAGTGTAAATCCTGCTGGTTATAAAGAGCCTAGTTCATGGAAAGAAAAAAGAATGCCTGATTCACCACCTGATATTTTTGGTGCAACAGTTGGTGGGAGCAAGGCAGCTATTAATTCAGGTTTTGATAAATTAAATAATACTGATGATTCTCAATTTTTAAACATTTATCAAGGTGAAATTGAAACGATTGAAAATGCATTTATTGCCAATGAAGGCAAATTGACAGGGCAAGAAAAAGCAAAATATCAAAGAGAAATGAAGAGTTTGGAAGATAGATATTACACTCTTCTGTACAAAGACAAAGAAAAACCATTCGTAGATTAGGAATATATTATGTCTGCTCAAGTTAACAAATTACATGACAGATTTCTTAGTGATGATTAATGCTTTTAGATGTAGAAATTAATAAATTATATAATTATGATTTTTATGGATGCAAAGATAAAAAAGAAAAGCTTCTTAAATCTTTAAAATCCTTAGATCTTGAACTTGAATCTTTTGGTGTTTTCAATTTGATTGACCAAAAGATTTCTTCTTTTAATATTCAAGACAATAATATTCAAAATATTAATAAGCTTAATATTGATGATGTTCTTATAGAATCTAATATTTGGTTGCATTCCCAACTTGATTCATTGTTTTATTCTAAATATTCCAGACAAAGTAGATATTTATTTAAAGATGGCAGTATAACACCAGAACTTCCAGCACATTATAAATTTGATCAATTAATTGCTGCTAATTTTGGCTACAAGAGCGATAATTCTTTATTCGTACCCATTTGGTCTAACACTATAAGAATATCTAAAAATACTGCAGAATTGGTTTATTTTCCATCCCCTGAACAAACAAAAACTCTTTTGTCTTTGAATATAAATAATTATATAGTCAAAAATATACATGTTCAGGATATCTTTGATGTATTAGTTGATAAATTGCCAACTTTCCATTCATCTTGATTGTTTGTATAATGTTTGCATGGATATAAATTTTGGAGATGTTTTTGAACAAGAAAAGAAGTGGAAAAACGCTCAACCTTACCATCATGTCGTAATAGACAATTTTCTTCCTATAGACATTGCTAACAAAGTCGCTCAGGAATTCCCTGATGTAAATAGTGATTTTTGGTACGAGTATGCAAATCCATTAGAGATCAAGAAGACATGCTCTGATTGGAATAAGTTTCCGCCATCAATCTATCAAGTATTTACAGCATTGATGAACAGACAAGTGGTTGAAGTTTTGTCTTTTTTCACTGGAAAAAACTTGATGGCAGATTCTGGTTTGCATGGTGGTGGACTTCATTGCCATAAGGATGGAGGAAAGCTAAATACTCATCTAGATTATTCTATTCATCCAAAGATCAACATGCAGCGCAAAGTAAACATCATTGTCTATGTAACTAAAGATTGGGATCCAGCATGGGATGGAGCATTAGGATTGTGGGATAACGACAATTCTGATGGTGTTGACAAACCTGGTAATCTTGTTCAGAAAATAGAGTGCAAGTTTAACAGAGCTGTGATCTTTGATACAACAATGCATTCCTGGCATGGTTTACCAGATCCAGTTCTTTGTCCAGAGGGTAAATCAAGAAATTCTTTAGCAACATATTACTTGTGTGATCCACCACAAGATGTTGACCCAAGAGGTAAGGCTCTTTATGCTCCTAGTGAGAATCAAAAAGGCGATTCTCATATTGAAGAGTTGATCCGTAAGCGAGCTAATCTACAAACATTCTCAGAGGTTTATAAAACAAAATAATGGTAACTTTAGATATTATTATGACTGGTTTCACAGGAAGTGATGAAATCAGAGAAATGACAGAAAGATCTATTAGATCTTTGCGTGAATCTGAAGGTTCAGAAAATTTTAATATTATTTTTCTTGAATCAAATCAAGAATCAACTCATAAGTATGATGTTGATCATCAGATCCACCCAGATTTTTCATATCATTGTAACAAGTATTACAATATTGGAGTTCAGTATGCAACTTCTGATTTCACAGGTATTGTAAACAATGACACTTATTTTTACAAAAACTGGTGGACAAAAATGCATGCTGCTATGGAAAAACATTCTTTAGATTCAGCATCTCCAAGAAGTCCAGTCGAGCAATTTGGTCTTATTGCACAATGTGAAATGAAGCATAGATTTACACCTCCAACTAGAGTAGTTGAGGGTTTTCTTGCTGCGTACACATTCTGCGGTTGGTGTTGGGTAATTAGAAAAGAAGTAAGAGAATGGCTTTTTCCAGTTGATGAGCAATTTTCATTCTATTACAACGATAATGATGTAGCCATGCATCTTAAGGATCGTGGATGTAAGCATGCATTGGTTGCTGGTTCATTAGTGGAACATTATGGTCAAAAATCACACAAGGCATTACATGACCGTGGTGAATATTACAAGCATACTTTTGGGCTAGAAAAGAACTTTGTTGGTAAATGGAAACACATATTTGACAAGCTATAAAAAAACCCCCTTTTCAGGGGGTTTTTCTTTACCAGGTTGGTTTACTCAAATCAGATAAGAAATATTCAGCTACACCCTTTGTAGTATTGTATTTCATAAAGTGAGCTACAATTTCACTCTGGAAATATTCATATTCTCTATCTAAATATTTAGGCTCATTGCGGAAGAAGAATTCAATCTTTGTCATTAGAGCCTTAGGTGCTCTTGTCATAACAAATCTTGGGCTATTAGCAACATTTAAGAAAATAGGAACACATCCATTACCAATAATTTCCCAATGACGAAGACAATCCCAACCTGCCTTTGACATTGTATATGCATACTTGGAAACTTGATAATCTTGGTAATAAGGTCCCTCATCCTTGAAAACATATGTCTTCCTATCTCGTGGATCAACATGTGCCATTCTCTTTTCTTTCTTTGTGTCAGTGACAACATTGAAAGTTGGAAAACCAAAACCAATTTGATTTACTTTGCCAAAGAACTCCTGATATTCGCCATTATTTTCCCAGATACATTCACGCTTAAAATAACGAGCGCCTTCTCTTATCAATGGATGGAATTTAGTGTTGTCTTCGCCATCTACAAAAACAACTTTTTCCTTATCATAATTCTCTAAAACTGTGTCTAAATAATCCTGACATCGCCATACGCTTCCGTATACAACATAGTCGAAGTACTTGTTTTTGATTTTCTTTAAGATATCTTCACGATCTGTGTCATCAGGATCTAAAGTTCGAGTTACAGTAAATCCTTTACCATATTGATTTCGAGCTTCTTGATAAGGAAAATCCTTGTAAATATGGATTCTTGGGTTTACATCAACTACATCTGCGCCAAAAAGTTCTTTCAATCCGATAAACAAACAGTCATCCTGGTAATCAACCATGTCAATGGGCTTACCAGCTTTTTTTGATATATACAGAATTTTCATAAATTACCTCACATCTATTATACATTTTTTTTGTACAATTAGAGTATGAAAAATGTCGATTTAGATGTTGTTATCACCACAAATTCAAAAAATAGTGACCTTTGGACCATGACTCACAATGCTATAAAGTCTTTGAGAAATTGCATTGGTGGAGAAAATTTTAATATAATAGTTGTTGAAACAAACACAAATGCTGAAGAATTTCCAGAATCTGACATTACAATTAAACCAAATGAACCATTTCAAATTAATAAATTTTACAATTTGGGTGCTGATCATTGTCAAGGTGATTATTTGCTAGTGACAAATAATGATGTTTTGTATGATGAGAATTGGTGGGTTCAAATGAAAAAATCATTTATTGACAATAATCTTGATACCGCATGTCCGCAAGTTACAAATGAACAACCAGACATTTACAATAAATGGTTTAAACAAAAAAATACATTTAAAAATCTCGAAGGATATGAATGGTTCTTTGGACAGGCATGGCTAATTACCAAAGATGTCAAAGATTGGTTATTTCCGTTAGATGAAAATATTCATTTTTATTTTAATGATGATGATATGGTAATGAGACTTAAAGAAAAAAATTGCAAACATCACCTTGTTTACAAGTCAAAAATGCAACATTTCCAAGCTAAGTCACACCACATTCTTAAAGAAGAAGGAAGATACCAACAAGTTACCTGGGGAACAAAACAATATTTTGATTCAAAGTGGAACAAGTCCTAATAATCTAAAATTGAATAACAAATATCAACTTCATAGTCTTGGCAATGATCCACAAGTTTGTCCAATACATGAAGTTGATTGAGTACATTTTTGTTCACAAAGTTTATATCATCTGCAAAAGTCAACTTTTCTTTTGCACTATTTATTTTGTTTCTCAATGATGCTGGAAAAATGACACCTTCTTTTTTAAGATCTAAAATAAAAAGTATTGGATGAATAAAATCTTCGCAAACTTCTACTTTCAAATCAGAACTATTAATGTCACATGAAAATAATTGAAATTCATACGTTGTATAGTCCAAATCAAAAATAACATAACCTTTGCAATGGTCATGGTCAAAGTTCTTTTCAAATTTAAAGCCATTTTCTTCAAGTAATCTTTCCCATTCTTTTATTGTTCTTCGATTATTTACTTCAATATTATCTGACAATAAAATACTAGAAATAGAATTGAATTTTGCTGGTTTTATTAATTGTGCTTTCCATAATATTGTTCCAGAAGAAATATTGGAAGACTTAAGATCCAATATTGCTGGCTTAAATAATAAATATTTGTAGTTCATTTATTTTATTATAAAAGAGTATTAATCTATTTTGTAAGTTTCATCAAACTCTTGTCTTGCAATTCTATATACTTCAGCAAAATTGGGACATGGGGATACAATCATATCTCCAGTTTTCAAGACCATATTTCTGCCCCAGGAGGCTACAAATTCCATATCACTACCTTGATATACAGTTGCCTTTACTTTGCCCTTAGGTTTCAAAATATGTCCGTTTTCAGTTTGATATAAAAAATCATATCTTTGAATACACATTTCTTCTGTTACAATATATTCTTCTTGAGATTGTGTATTGAGATTTTTAAGCACAAAATCACCTTCTTTGGCATAGTTTGTTGTTTCTAAACCATCTGAGGTCCAAGTTTCTATAAACTCACCAGATGTGGCTTTTCTAGCATAAACTAAAGATGTCTTAGAATATATCTTCCCTTGTGATTCAATACAGGGAAAGAACATTTCATAGGCTTCTTTTTGGTTCATACAGTATATATTCTAATAAGAAGATTCTATTTCTTATGAGGTTACATTGTGAATTCTAAATTATTATTAAAAATAATCAAAACAGCAAATGCATTAGACATTTTCGAAGAGTATCATGCAGCCAATTGTTTAACAAAAATAGCTACTAAAATTACTCAAATGGACTTCGATACTGAAAACTCATTTACAGAATGTGATAGCTTGATGTACGATCCATTAATGATGAGATACAAAATGATGTTGGAAGAAGATTCAACTAATATTGATCAAGAAATAGAACAAAAATTAATTGAAAAATTGAACAAATGTTTATTTGGAACAAGATTAGATGGCAATGGAGAATATGTTCTCAAAGATTTGCTCAATGATAAATATGGCACAAAATATTCAATGATTTTAGAAAATCTATAACAATAAAAACCCTCGCATTGCGGGGGTTTTTATTGTTTTAAACAGAATATTTCAATTAGGGGAAATTAATGAAAAGTAAAATTTCTGCATTGGATATTATTATTTGTTTAGTGGTTTTAGTAACGATGGTTTTGATATTTGTACCTTTTTATTTATATTCAAGAACAATGAATCATAAACCAAATTATGATTTGAAGAATTTGAAACTTTATAAATAAAAAGACCCTGATTACTCAGGGTCTTTTGTGAAATCAAATTTTTGTTGACCAGTATTTATGTCATCTAAAGACTTAGTGCTATCAAATCCGTAAAGAAAAATATTTCTCAGTGAATTTAATTCTTTTTTTGACAAATCAAGCTTTAAAAATTTGACCAAAGTATCAAATCGTTCTTCAAGTTCATCAGGAGTAGATATAGCGTTATGAAGAGCAAACATACCACTATCCATACCTAAAGAATATGCTTCAGGACCAAAGCCAAATTTATCGTAAAGTAAGCCTCTATATGAGCTGTTATATTTAAAATAGTTTTCAAATATAGTGTTTGTGATATGAAAGAATAACAATAATTTATTGTCTATTTCTAAGGAATCAAAATACTCTTTAGCCTTTTGCTTATATTGTTCCAAAGCTTCTTCTTCAATTTCCAAAAATTCTTTATATTCATCTGAATTTAAATAATCACTGAACGACTTATATGTTTTGCCATTCTTTTCAACTGGATTAGGATTCTTCACCATTGGATTACCTGTGCTTTCACGAATAGAATCTTCTTTACGTTGTTTGACTTCTTCCCATGTCATAGAATTACACTTTTGCCACTAATGATTCAATGTTATTCAAATCTGTATATGGAATATCCCAATTCCAAAATTCCATTCCAGGTCTTCTTGCTTTCTTGAAATAGGACTCGTTTATTAATGATTTTTCAAAAAACCCCATTACAGCAATTTTAGCAAATTTATTTTCTCTATCATCATTGAGAACATATGCTGCAATATAAATATCATTTCTAAGCTCAAGGCGATTTGTTGGATTTGCCCCTTTTGTTGCTTTAATTAAAAGTGCTCCATGATCTGTAATGGCAGTTTTTACATCTGTTGGGAAGCCATTTATGATAAAATCTGTTGCATCTCCACCTACTTTATATGTAATATTTACAGAAAGATCTAGTATTTTAGCCACAGCCATCTCTCCAAGAAGTCCACTTCTTTCTGCAAGATAAGGATCCTTTTCATTATTGACCATACCTCTACCCCAAGGTCCTTGTCTATTGTTTGCCCACATTAGTTTGGCAAAATCTTCACATTCTTTGTATTCAGTGGGATTAATATCAACTACAGCTGCTTGAACATTTGTTTTCAAACGTTTGCATTCAATTGATTCAAATCTTAGGTTACACACTTCGGGTTTATAAAGGTTCATGATTATATTATACCAACGAAGTAAGTATATCGGCAATATGAACACATTCAGCTTCTTCTTTTCGCAAGGCTATAGCTGAATTTCGACAGTTTATAACCATCATCCCTGTGATATTTTTACTGGTGATTTTAATCATACATCCAGGGTTAAATCCCAACTCAGCTAACCTGTTCCTATATTGCCCTGAGATATTAATAATCTCATACTCAATACCAGGGATTCCATCAGAAAGTATCATATTACCACCAAAGTCCAAACCATAAACTAGTTAAATATTCGAGACCTTTTTTAGCATTTATCAATCTTTCTTTTTCAAGTTCTAAAGATGAGACATCATTGTCATTTAAATAATACTCTTCAAATGATTTGATAATAAAGTTTAGTTTTTCGTTGAAAGATTCTTCAGTTTCTCCAGAAGGAACTCCATTGTTTACCTGAATGAATCTTTTCAATCTAGGAAGTAAAAATAAAGCTATTGTTTTATCAAGATGACATGTTTCTGTATCATCGAAGCCTTGCTCATCTCTTTGTTTTTTGTAATGCTCTAGCTTTTTGGGATCATCCTTGTAACATTCTTCAGCAAGGCTAAAACAAACATTTTTATTTGCTTCTGTATTTGTAGATAATTGCAAGCAATCTTTTGATTTCTTCTGGGTCGATTTTGATTTGTTTTGGCTCATCTTTATCACTCATTCTCTATCTTTTCAGCTTTTTTGCAATATGCCATACCGTTTCTCAATGCCCATACAGCAAATGCTCCAAGTAAAAAATCTCCAGGTAAAGTGTTGTAAGTACGCCATGTGTGTAAGGTTATTAAGACACAAATAGTGTTCCAAACAAAACCAGCAGCTTTATTATTGTCAATTTTGTTTTCCATAGTTGTTATTGTATCACAAAAAAAGGGGCTTTGCAGCCCCTTTTTAAAATGTGAGAATCTTTATTGACTCATTGATTTCTAAAACTTGTTTTCTAATCTCTTCATCAAAAAAACTATTCTTCAAAATCAATACTGGATTATCATAATTTTTCAATATACTTGGTGATTTTATTTGAAGATTGGTTCCATACAATCTTTTTTCTTGTTTATTAGGGTCATTGTCTAATAAATATTTAATTTTATTTTGATCTAACCCCAATGAAATTAAAAATTGTGATGTCACATGACCACCAAACATAAAAACACCATCGTAATCAGACGAATTATTAAAATCATCAATAAATGATTTTATGTCTTTGAAATAATCAAGATATAAATTTTTATATTCTAAATATTTAGAAGAATCATATGCAGTATGTTTTGGATCAGTTTTTTCAACACAGTAAAAGACATTGTATCCGTCTGCATAATAAGTTTTTTCAACTATTTTAAATCCATGTGATTCAAATAATTTCGATAAAAAATATTCGTCAATATGAAATGTATGCTCAAAATGCAATGAGTTAGTAATTCTTTTATTGAGAAATAATTCAAAATTTGGCAATGAAAAAATCATATAGCCATTTTCATTCAATCTACTGTGGCAATTTTTCAAGAATGAATTGACATCTATAACATGTTCAATCAAATGCGAATGAACTACTAAATCATATTTTGTTTCATCTAAATATTGGTCATCAAAAAATGAATTAATAATCTTGACATTATCGTTTACATGTTTAGCATGTGGATCAATAATTGTCCATTCTATTTCATTGTTTTTAGACAAGCAGTTATTGGCTAAAATTCCACTGTAACCACCAATTTCAAGAACTTTCTTTTTATCAAATTTTAGTAAAAAATCAGCCAATGCTTCATGATGTTTTTTCCAAATTTGACCAATTGTTCCAGGATTATGGCTTTTTAAATAAACAATGCTCAAATCAATCAATGGATTAATTTGAACCATCCCTGTTGATTTACTAATTTGGAAATTTAAATCAATAAAAATGTCGTCTTCTTGTGAATTTTCAGATGCACCCATAAAAACAGGAAAGTTCTTTATAGAATATAAAAGTTCTAAATCTTGTGCTCCTGAGATAACATCATTGTTTCTTGCGTATGTTATATTCATATTTTAATTACTTATAAAGTAAGGGCATTTTTGGTATCCAGCCCCATCTCGAACCCATCCATTACCCATACAAGATTCTTTGCCTTTGCCTTTGCATTCACAAAAACCGATTGGCTTACCATGACGAATAATTATATTTTCAATCTTTGATTGTTCCTCAGGAGTAAGATTTAAGAATTCAGCCACTGAACCCACTTGAAATCCTGCAGATTCTAATTTATTTTTCTTATCTTCAATCATCAGAGTTTACTTTTTGAGCTTTAATAGTCACACGATAAGCCACTTTTTCTTCTTCAAAACAATATCTTAATGAATCCAGAAATTCTTTTCTATCATTGTAATAAAGTTTCTAAAGCATTTTTACCATTTCTTTTTCTGATACTTCTGAATCTTCATCAGCAGTAATATCAATATCAAAAGACAAGTTTAATCTATATTTAGCCATTTCTGTCCCTAAAATACGTGCGGTTACGTGCGATTTGCGAGCGATTACGTGCGGTTATTCTACTATTTCTCAGTCATCATCTTTCATTATATCATGGAAGATTTCTTGAAATTTATATTGTGCTTCTTGTGGGCAATCAACATTTCTGAAATAGTACCAGCATAGAGCAGGAGAATATTGTACCCAAAAACCGTTAGATTCAATATACGCACCTGGATCCCATTTAGACATACGGATCCTTTTGCCAGATTTAAGTAGAGATAAAGCTTCGATTCCAGTCATTCCACTACCTCCCAGAAGTCAGACATCAAATCTTTAGGAGTAAGATCTAGAGATGAGCGATATTGCGTTCTACATACTTCTCCATCTAAGACTTCGTAGAAATCAAAAGTGTTATCTTCCTTGTCGTAGATTAGATAGGCAGTTTTGCTTTCCCAATTGGTTTTACGCACACGCTTGCCAGCCATTAATGAATCAACTACTTCAGAAAATTTCATTCCAGCATCTCCAAATCATTCTTCTTCTACCTTTTTGTTAGCGTCAACAATATGGTCTGGATCCCAAATATCAATATCCCAATCATTAGCAATTATATCATGGGGGTATAAATCAAGACCTACAGATGCCAATTCATATCTTTTTTCAATGTCATCTGGATAATTTACAAACACAAAACAATTGTCATTTTTGTCATAAAAGATATAGTTGTTATTTTCCCAACCAGTTCTTGAGATTGGTTTACCTTCCATCAAAGCATCAATTACTTCAGTAAATTTCATCAACTATCTCCCAACTATCTCCCAATCATCTTCTAAAAAATCACCATTATCAAGACAGTCAAAAAAACTTATATATTCATCAAACTCAGGGTCATCAGGTACAGACTCTGGAATAGTTTTGTTAAAAATAGAAAAATAAGCTTTACATTTAACATCTGGGTCCCATGATTCACGTCTCATTGTAAAGCCTTCTTCTAATTTGCTCAATGCTTCTTTGCCTGTCATTTTTTATTTTAAGCTTTTGGCTCAAAACTATAAGAAGCATTAGGGTCGAGAATTAATACATCTGCTTTGACCCAAATGTTCTCAGTCACATTTTCATCGCAGAAACAAGACTCAAAATTTTCATCCAAGATTCTCCATTTTGAAAAGCCTTTTTCATGCTTTTGAATAATGATAAAACCCATTTTCAACTTATATAAAATATCAAAAGAAATATTAAACATTTATTCCACTATCTCCCATTCATCTTTAAAGATATTAAGTAAAACTCTTATAATCACACTGATTCTTCAAGTTTCTTAAACGTATACTCTGCTTCCATTGGTAAAATAAGATATTTAATTGTCATCCAACCAGTGGTGCCTGTTTTATGTTTACATCTGTTTTGCAAATGCCCATCTTTAACTCGCCACACTGTTAACAAATCTTTTTCTTTAACAATTAAAAAATATCCATCATTAAATTTTTCAATCACATCTGATGGAATAGGTAACACTAATCTACCTCGAAGCTTTTTCTAAAAGTTTCTCTTACATTTTTATCCCAAAGTAATTCAGATGCAAAGCCAATAGTGCCAGAGTCAAAATGAACCCACACTGTTTTGCTATCATCAGACATACTTACTTCAATAATATCATCTTTGTCGTATTGAAATTCTTCGCAGAAAATATGGGAAATTTGATGAAGATATTTTCTGAATCTGACAAAACTATAGATACGACCTCTTACATATTCTTCGCCGTAAATTTTTGGATCAGTGTTCATTTCTGTCTTTCAAAATCTGCTCTTGCTGATTGTTGACTTCAGCTACGACATCTACAACTTCCCAATCATCAGCAATTAAATCTAAATAAATAATCTTGCCATATCTAGCATATTTACCAACACCCCAATCAGCATGCCAACTTTTACGTCTGATTGTTTTACCAGCATAAAGATCGTCCAATACATCTTTGAAAGTTTTATTAGGAACAATAACCCAATCCTCAGCAAAAAGATCTACGGTTGTTATTGTAGATTCAGCATGGTCGTATTTTTTTGGAAATAAAGTAAGGCTTGGACTGCCTTCTCTTGAAACCATTTTGCCAGATTCAATCATCTTTATAGCCCAGTTCATATCTCTTTTAAGCTCGATGTTATTCTCTTTAGCAAAATCATCAAAATTGCTTCCTATATGCTTGTTTTCAATTGCATAAGGTAAATAATCTTCACCTGGGTCTAAGGAATAAGGAAATTTAGTCTTTACCAATTCACCAGCCTTCCAAGTTTTATTATGATATTGTCTGTAGGTGATGGCATCTATTTCTTTTCCCCATTCTTGAGTTTCAAAATAGTAAATATAAGTTTTCTTATCTACATAAGCGAAACTGTATTTACGCCAGTGTGTCCCATTAGAACGTGGATCTTCTTCTACCATGCTGTCATTATAGATATAACAGCCATGTATGAACATCATATCTAAAGCAGCCTGAAAATTATATTCAGCATTTTCAATATTAAAATCATAAAACATGCTTACACACTTAACATTCATACCTTTGCCTGTGCGCTTCTCAAACTCACGTATTTTATTGTGATAATAATCTTTTTGACTTTTAGGCGATTTGTCCACGAGCATCCTCCAATGCAGAAATTAATTTATCAAGTTCTTCTTTATCTAAAACAACTAAATCTGAGTAAGCGAATCCATTAAGAAGAATTTTCAATCTTTTCTTCCAATGCAACTTACCATCATTAAAACCATAATTCCAAAGTGAAATGTCTACAGTTTTTGATTCTATGTCTGGGCGTACATGCAAAGAATGGCATAAACAGTCGCAGTTGATTATAGTTGATTCCATTTTAATATCATACCATAAAAAAATGAACTTGTAAGTATTTCTTACAAGTTCATTAGAATAAAGAAAGAACTATTATCTAAAACAATTTTACATTAGGGAAGCTTGTCAATACTTCAAATCCCATATTGTCCCAATGACGTTCATCAGCAAAAGGTCTGAAGTTAATCCAATATGAGTTATCTGGTTGCCAAGTTCTTTGTTCACCAATTTCATTCCATGTGTGATAGATTAAGTGAGTGTAGTTGACATTAATTTCATCAAACGGAAAGTCAACAGGTAATGGAGAATCAGCAACTAAATATCCATCTTCTGTTACTACAACTCTGTTCTTCGAAACATATAAATCAAACTTCACTCTTCTGTCTAATCCTTGCCATGTTCTATTCAAAGGAAAATCTCTTCTGTCAACACTTGGTCTAAAGAAAATTTCACCTTCATATTTACCAGAAACAGCATTCATAGTAGATCTGTATATGATTGCTCCTGAACGGTTAGTGGAATAAGTATCCATCAATTTATTTAACGATGCTTTTGATGTTTCTTTAATCCACCAGTTATTAGGATTAAAATCAATGTCATCAATCATCTTGAATGTTTGAGGAGTCCATTCATATTCAGCCGCACCACCAAATTCAGCAAATCTAATCCAGCCATGTTTAGGAGAATAGTTTGATTCTAAATTAAAAGATGGAAATTTATTACCATCAAAAAACTTAGATGATAGCTTGGCATTAACATCATTTCCATTTTGAACAACAGAATTAGTAACAAATGTACCAACCTTATATTCAGTGAGATTGTTGATATTTCTAAAAGGAGCTGGGTAAGAATAAATACTACCTCTATCAGCAAACTTTACTGGTACTGAATAAGATTTTCTTGAACCATCAGGATTGTAGCCAGTGTCAACATTAATAGTATGAACACCAGCATTTATAGCCCATCTGAATAATTTTCCAGATTTAGTATTCATATCAATTTTGTCTGCTGCTTTACCAGAATAAACTGTTTCTCCGGCTGGCAATAATAAAACATCACACCATCTTCTTCCAGAGAAGTGTGGGTCAACTTCAAATGTAACGTGTAATACCTTATCTCCAGCAATATTTGCAGATTTCTTTGGAGACATCAGCATGACACCATTACTTAAGTGTGCCCAACCAGGAACAGGTAAAGAAGCACCATCATAAATAGTGTCCATAAAGTGAGAACCCATCAAGAACACAGTAGAATGGTTTGTGTCTAAATCATCTAAAAAGAAATTCCATTTATCATTTTCAAACCATTTCAAAAATAAATCACTTCTGTCCCACCATTGAGAACCTGGACCACCTATTCTGTTTGTTACAATTTCAGGCTTTTGTGGTAATTGAACTATAGGCTGAAAATCTCTAAAGTTATCAAAGAAAACTTGTTCTCCAGTTAGTTTTCTTTCAACAGTGATAACTTTGTATGGATTTGATCTTGCTACTACATTAGGTACATTAGATGGATCACCATGACCATTAACTGCAGCGTGGATTTCACCATTAGGACCATTTGCGCCAGGACCTATCACTCCATCTATTTTTTGATAAGGACCAAATTTGTCAAGAGCTTCTACAATAAGATTGTAAGATTGATTTGAAATAAGACCATTCATTTCAATCATGTTAAATCCAGAAGAATATTTGACAGAATTTGGTTTACCTTCTACGTAAACTCTATAATCGATAGCACCTGGAACATAATCAAATTTCACTACAACACTATCGTCATTAGGTTCGTAACTAGTAATATTGATAGGAGTTGATGATAAAACTTTAGGACCAAAAGCAGTGGTAATTTCAACAACTGGACCTAATGTTTCTTGAACTTTAAATTGATCCATGTTAACTGAACCAATTTGATATTTGTAAGTTTTACCAGAAACGACATTTGTATCAATGTAATATTGAGACCATAGTCCTGAGCAAACTTTTACTCCATCTCTATAAACATTATAAGCACTTGGAGCATCTTGACCCCAAACTTGTTGATCTTGCCATTTAATAAAGTTTCTAGGTCTACCGCTATTCCATTCAGGATTTACAGCATATTTTCCAGGAGTGGATGGAGGATTTGTTCTCCAGCCAAAGTTGTAATTTGGTGCCCAACTTCCTCTTGCCATACCTAAATTAGATGGTAAAGATTCTAAGCCATATTTATCAACAGCACTAACTGTATATGTCCATTGATCTTGGAAAATCAATTTATTTACAGTAAAAGAATTAGTATTTGATGTGCCAATCTTATAATCATATCTATAAATATTATATGACACTGCATCTGGGCTTGGTTCCCATTGTAAAACATCAAAAGGTCCGCCATCCCAAAACCCAAATGTTCTTAAGTTAGTAGGAGCTTCTGGATTTTTAGTGGCAAACTTGGGAATTGTAACCTTAACGGGCAGAGATAATTGCAAGTTGCCACTAGGTACTAAACCGCCTACTTGATAAATGTAAGACTTGTTATTCAATACTGCACGATCAATGTGAATATTTTCATTATTGGTGAGTAAAGTAAGTTGTTTTCCATCTCGGACAATGCGATATCGAGTGCATTTAGGAATTAAATTCCACTTCATTACAACGTGAAATTTTGAGTTATTTCCTGTACAAAAACATTGTTCGACATTAGCAGTGAAATTTTTCACTTGCGGTGGCTTTTGTGCTAAACACAAATTTGCCACAAAAAAGAACAAGATAAATAAAACAATAGCTTTCTTCATTTCCACACCTCCCCAGGTTATTTTTTTTGAATGTGAGCTATTGTTTTATTCTTGATTTAATGGGTTCCTACTTAAAGATGAGATTCAAAGTCATCATCAATAACATCCCAAGCGTATCCCGAGTTATCTAAAATATGAAGATTATTCTTAATATATTCATTAAAGTCAGGGTAATATAAATTTTCTAAAGAATCATAAATACTATTCTCTTTTAAGTAAATATAATAATCTTTTGTCCATGATTTCATCTGGATTTTATAGCCAGCTTTTAAAAATACTAATATTCTTGAAAATAAAAACATTTTATTTTATTTTTCCCAATACAAATACACACATTGTATACCTCGATAATTAATATGATAAATGAGCGGTAGCAATTCCATTTGGAATTTTAGAAACAGAACCTACCCATTCTGTTCCTTCAAATGATAATGGAAAATAAACTCTATTTTTTGTCCACACTGTAAATGGAGCTCCTTCGATAACATTAGAATCATTATCAAAATAATAATCTAACCATTTACCATCAGATGGAGCCATCATAACAATATTTTTCCATGAGTCATTTTGAATTTGAAATTCTTCTTCTAATAATTTTCTCCAAGTAGTCATAATATCTCCATATATATTTTACCGAATGTATGTATAAAAATTCTATGATCCTTTTTGTCAATGTAAAAATCACTAACATCAGAATACACAAATTAATGGGTTGGAATTTAAGAAAATGTGATTGGATGCCAGAAGATGATCGGTTAGACACATTTAAATATGCATTGGCAAGTCTGAATGAATTAAGTAGTTTGTTTAGTAAAATTTATATTTTTGCATCTTTAGAAGATGATTTCAAAGATAGAAAAGATGAATTTAAATCTTTTTGCAAAAAAACTTTTGCAGAAAATATGGACAAAGTCTTCATAGGAGATAGAAGAATTAATTCTATATCAGACTGGAGAGAAATTTATCCTCAAATATTTCATGATGAAAAAGAAGTGATTCTTTTTGTAGGAAATGATGATCATATTTTTTTAGATAGTAATCTGGAAACAATGAAGGGTCTTGAAAGACAATTGAAAAATGATCCAGACCCGATGGCGTTTTCTATCTATGCACATTACCCTGAGTGTAGCAGATTTATGATGCTAAATAATGCAGTATCCACTGATGATCCAAACATCATGAAAGCTAAACTTTCAAGTAATGATTTTTCATTTCAAATGTTTAAAGCTGCAAGACTTAAAACCACAATATTTGAAATTGATTTTCCAATAAATGCAAGAGCACACAGATTTGATGAAGTAAGCTCTGAAATTACAAACAGTCCAATAGGTCATAAATACAAATCAACTTGTTATTATCCTCTCAAGGAACAATTTAGACATTATGATGGATATGGTCATGTTGGTTATTTCAATAACAATTTTCCAGCGTTAAATATCCCTATTGGATTTTTTGAAAATAACATAAAAATTAAATATGGATATAGACAAAGAGTGCAAAACTACACAAATATAAATCCTAAAGCACCATTTTTATATGCTCATGATAAAAAAGGAACAGATTACAGATTTTATATTGGACCAAACAATGATTTGTCAGATATTCCAATGGTTTTCAAATCAAGAATCAGTGAAATAGATTATAATCCAGAGTTAAACTTTGATGAATTGAAAAAATACAGGAATAAAAATTTCATAAAATTAACAAGATGTAAAATATTTTGTAAAATTCTTGGAAAATTTATTCCTGGTGTTTATGAAAATGATTATGAAAATGTCATTCCTTTAGAGAATCTGCAGCATTTACTTCTATAGTTTCAAAGAAGTGAAATCAAATGACATGCCATTCCAATATGAATTTCTAAATTCTTGTATGGAATCATAATATTCAAATCTATCATCAAATTGAAAAATCACTGGATCGTAGCCAAGTTCAACCAATACTTTATTAAAAAGTAATCTGCCAGTTCGACCATTGCCATCTATAAAAGGATGCACCACTTCAAACATATGATGCGATGCCCATGCAATATTATAGGCAGATTTCTTGTCCTGACATGAATCCATCCATTTTCTAGTACATTCATACCATTGCATCATTAAAGAAGGCAATAATACAAATTTAGGACACATATCTATGCCTATCCAAACAGATGTTGTTCTGTATTGCCCACTCATATTACAATCTTCAAAAAATGGAATACCTTTTGTCAAAAGTCTATGAACATCTAAAGGGGTGGATTCTTTCAATTCAAAATCACTAGACAATGCAAAATTCAATGCACTCATATGATTTTCAAACATGGGGCAGCCACTAGAATTTCCTAGATACCCAGGTTGAGGATCTATACGGTTGCTCTCACTTACAAAAAGCTCTTTCCAATTTAAAAACTCAGGATTATTCATAATTTAATTATACCATGATAAAGCATAAAAGAATTATTATGTTATGTTTAGAATATTATCATGGTTTCATGAAGGGTATTGATTCAATCTAAAAACAAAGGTGTCTTTTTGATGCCTTTATTTTTTTAAATCTGTAAGGTATAATCTCTCATGCACGAATACAAAAATCTAGATTGCCTTGAATATCTAAAGACATTACCGGACAATTCTGTAGATCTAATTCTCACTGATCCGCCTTATTTCATTGGCTATGATGGTGGAAGAGGATGGGACAAACAATGGACTTCAGATGAAACCTATTTGATTTGGTGTCAATCATGGTCAAATGAATGTTCTAGGGTGCTTAAATCAAATAGAATGATGTGTGTGTTTGGTACTTTGAAATATAATACTTTCCTAAGATATAAACTAGAAATTCTTGACAAACTTCCTAATTTTCATGCTCAAAATGAAATTATTTGGTCTTATAATTGGGGTGGAAGAAATAAAACTAATTTTTCTAGAAAGCATGAATATATTTGGTGCTACTCAAAAGAAAAAACTTTCTTATTCAATGATGATGCTGTGAGAAAAGAAAGAAAGCAAAAGATTAATATTCGTACAGGAGAAGAATATGATAAAGGCACTATTCCAACTTGTGTTTGGGAAAAAAATAATCACACCACTTCAAAAGAATATTGTAACTGGCACCCAACACAAAAACCATTAGAGATTTTAGAAAGATTAATTAAAGCATATACAAAAACTGGAGATGTTGTTTTAGATCTTTTTGCTGGTTCTGCATCTGTGATGATTGCATGTGAAAACAATGAAAGACTTTTTAAGGGATGTGAAATGGACAATGAATATTATGAAAAATCCATTGCCAGATATACAACTCTTACTGGAAAAGGATTCAATATTAAAGAATCTTAATAGGAAATTATTAAGATATATTGTATTATATAATTAGAGCATTGAAGCCCTATTCTTTTTTGAATAGGGTTTTTTTATTTGGGGAGGTGTACTTATGAAACTAAACTTTGAAAAAATTGGGTTTTATTTATTGTTGGTGTTAATCAGTGGTAGTATTGGATATGCTTTGAAACCCGCAGAGCAAGTTGATCAAAAAGAACTTGAAAGAAAATATCAAAATCAACAACAAGTATGCACTGCTGCCATACACATGATGCAAGATTTTTCTAAAAAGAACTATTATCAGTCTAAGACTAAAAAAGAGTGGGCAATTGAAAGAATGATGAGTAGATAAAATAAAATTGACATGCAAGTGTAAGAGCGGTAATATTATTTCATGAAAGAAAATCAATTAAAATTCTTGAGCTTTTTATGTTTAATGTTAGGCTTCACTTCTATCATTGCTTCTATTGCAATTTGGTATCTCACTGGTGGCAAAACCCCTGAACTTCAAGCCCACGCAGAAAGATTTGGTATCTTTGTAGGTCTATGGGCACCTACTTTCATGATCTTATCTAATAGATTTGATCGATATGCAGAAAGTATAAATGAAAAATCAAGCTAAATTAGTAAATTTCATATTTAGTTTTGTAGTTGCATTTGCGATTATCACAATTCTAAAAGTTGCATGTGATTAGAATTATGGTATAATAATTTTGTAGCGCGGGATGGAGCAGTTTGGTAGCTCGGTAGTCTCATAAATTACAGGTCGAGGGTTCGAATCCCTCTCCCGCACGATGGTCCAACTTAGCTCAGCGGTAGAGCAATCGGCTGTAAACAGATAGCAGCTTATTAGAGTAATTTAATATAGAAAATTGTCGAAATTCAGTGAAAACTAAGTCGAAAGATATGTCAACACTGAGCCAAGCCTGTAAGGGAAGGTGCAGAGACTATAATGACGACATCCTACTAGGTAATGCTAAGGATGATGGTATAGTCCAGACTACAAACAGATTATCTGGTAGTGAAAACTATAGTAGTAAGTAACCGATCGGTCGCTGGTTCGATCCCAGCAGTTGGAGTTTTGGTCTGTTAGTCGAGTGGTTAAGATGTCTCCCTTTCACGGAGAAGACCAGGGGTTCGATCCCCCTACAGACTATAATGACTCTTTTGCTTAATTGCAAAGGAGTTTTTTTATTTAAGTACGTATAATAATAATGGTGTTCAGTTCGAATGAATGTCATTAGGAGAATTTATGAGAAATTGTTTAAAATGCAACAATAAAATTCCATTTAGTATGGTTATAGATGGAAAAGTAAGAAAATTTGATAAAAGAAAATATTGTTTGGATTGTTCACCTTTCGGATTACATAACACAAGAAGTTTGCAAAATGATGACACAAGAGTTGTTATGAAGATTTGTGAAATTTGTGAAAGAGAATATCAAGGTGGACATAGAAAACATAAAGATAAATGTGGTAGATGCTATAGTTTAGCCTATAGGACTAAAACAAAAGAAAGAGCTATTGAATATAAAGGTGGAGCTTGTTCAGTTTGTGGTTATAAAAAATATATTGGCTCTTTGCATTTTCATCACGTATATCCAGAAACTAAATCATTTAATATCGGTGAAATTAATTTTAGAAAATTTGACCTTATTGTTGATGAATTAGATAAGTGCATTTTAGTGTGCTCTAACTGCCACGGAGAAATACACGCTGGGCTTGTTGATGCTAAAGAAATTTTTAATTTTCAACAAGCAACATTTCCAAAATATATTAAAGAAATAAAACCAGAAAAATTCTATCAACCCGTCATAAAAATCTCAAGAAGACCAGATAAAGAAATTTTGCAAAAATTAGTCTGGGAAATGTCTTGTGTAAAGATTGGAGAAATGTATGGAGTAAGTGATAATGCTGTCAATAAATGGTGCAAAATCTATGGTATTTCTAAACCTGGCAGAGGAGATTGGGAAAAACTTAAGGCTGGAAAAATTGACAAACCTGAATAAATGGGTACAATCTAAATGTAAGAATATTCCCCTGTAGTGAAACTGGCATCACATCAGTTTTTGGAGCTGAAATTCCTTGATCGTACTGAGGCGGGGGAATCTTACTAATTTGCCTCTGTAGCTCAAAGGTATAGCAATGGTTTTGTAAACCATTTTAATTGCAAGTTTGATTCTTGTCGGAGACTTCCTCTATTTATGGAAAAATACAATGTCACTTAGCGAAGCTTTAATTGATTTAAAACAAAATAAGATTATAAGAAGAATTCATTCAAACACTTCTTATAGCTTTGATGTTAATACCAAAAAGTTTGGTATGATGATAAAATACAATGTTCACGAAGGTGTGAAGTATGATATCAAATATGCAGAACGAGATACTATTAGTTTTTATGCTGATGATCTTTTGGCTGACGATTGTATAGTAGAATAAATGACAAAAGTACAAGCCGACGAAATTAAAAATAGAATAGAAGATATAAACAAAAGATATGCTCCTATTAAATTAAGATTTGGTATGTATCCAAGTCTTCATCCTTATGATGATGACAATTGGTTTGTAACTATAGTTTACAATTACACTGAAAATGAATGGATGACATTTTTTGGTATGATTCATAGTTACGCTCAAGTGATGGATCAACTTTCAGGATATGGGTTTGCAATGGAAGCAGTGCAAGCTTACAATGAAGAATATGGTTCATTAAATCTAGACAAAACTCCACCAAAAGAAAATGTTCAATCTGAAAGAGTTCCTGAGTCTGATGAATGGTGGCATCAGTCATAATGTGATATAATAAACATATGAACGAAACTATTTTATTATCAATTTTATTTGCTTTAGTAGCAATTTTATTCGTCATGTTATTTGTCATAATTTTTCAGATTAAAAAAATCTTGAAATCTTACGATAATAATTTTGAAACATTGAATAAAAAGACAGCGAAAATTGTGGAGTAGATATGAATATTATTACTGCAACTTGGATTAACTGTTCTATTATTTTTGTATCTGTTATGGCATTTTCTCTCTATATGAATTATCGTTTAAATAGATTGATTAAGATGTTGGACGGTTTGATTACAGATAGACCCGAATAAACTATGAATGAACGCGAGTGGGTTGAAAAAATTAAAAAAGAATGTGTATTGAATATTGGTAATTTTGACACTAAATATGCTATTCAATTAATTGGTAGATCTGGAAGTAAAATTGGAATTGTTTCTTTAAATAAAAAATTCACAAGTGTGGATATTATTGACAAAGAAAAATATGAAAAGTTTTATGACAATTTCTATTCAAGAAATAATAAAGAAGCTCGTGTCCCATTAGTTATCGATTATCATTTACAACATACGATTGGTAAAAATGGTTTTAATGAACTTTGGAATTTTTACTACAAAAAAATAAAGCCAAAGTGAAAAGGAAAATATTATGGATGTAACTACACAAATATTGACATGGATTCTTGTCCTGCTTATTGCATATGGTTGTGCAGTTTGGGCAAATAGAAAAGGTTATAGTTTTTGGATTTGGTTGTTTGGTGGAAGTTTACTGGGAGCTGTAACTCTTTTATTCATGCCTAATGTAAATGATTTAGAAGAAGATAAACGAGCCAAGCAAATTAACACTGGAAATACTGCTGGAATTATATTAGCAGTTGCATCATTTGTTTGGGGATTCGCTCAAGGGGTTTACAAGCCTTAACAAAAAAGGGGAGATTTTCTCCCCTTTTTTTAATCATCACATTCTATATAATATCCATCATCATCTGGAAGAGTTACATTATCTTCTATTTTTGCACTAAAAAAACAATATGACAAGCTTGAGTGAGCAATCAATAGTTTCATAAATGTTTCATATAAAGAAGAATCTGTGCAATAAGGTGTGTGAAATTGAAGTACTTTGTCATAATTTAAAAGAATAAATTGTTGATTATTAATACTCACAATATAAAATTTATTTAGACTTGTATCAACGGAAAATGCTTGAAGTCCTGGAACATTTTTCTTAAGCATTTCCCAATCTACTCCTAGATTGTTTTGAGCTGGAAAAATACTTCTTCCCCATTCTTTCAATGTGAAGATTTTTTCAATATCATATGAAGATTGTCTTGGTAAATTGTAAATATCTTTTATTTTCATTTCACTAATATTATACCTAAGAAGTGTTTGACATTGATGAAAAAGTTGGTATAATAGTTTTGTAAGTTGAAATGATGGCATTTGAATATGCACCAGTAGCTCAGTTGGATAGAGTAGCAGGTTTCTACCCTGTTTGTCGGGGGTTCGAATCCCTCCTGGTGTATTATAATATCCCCTAATGAAAATTAGGGGATATTTTGTTTATGTTCTAGAATATATTCTTTATGTGGTACAAAAAAGCTAAATTTGATTCTGAAATTGATAATATAAATAAAACAAATGATCCTGATAGTCTCTATGGAGCAATGACAGGATATATTTTTTCAATCAAGCAAAAAACCTCTGATTTGCAAAAAATATCAGATGCACTTAGAAGTTATAAAAATAAGTTAGTTGTTGAAGGTAAATTCCCTACACAGGAAATTGAAGATGCCTATGATTCAATTGTTTATAGTGAAAATTTACCCTCAAATGATGAAAAGTCTGAGACTATAAATGACACAGGTGATTTAAATTTTAAAAAACCACTTGAAGGTGAAATCACTTCAAATTTTGGACCTAGAGATGCTCCTATGGAAGGTGCATCTAAAAACCATCAAGGTCTTGATATTGATGGAGAAGAAGGCGATTATGTTGTAGCTTCTGAAAGTGGCACAGTTACGCATGCTGGTCCTAAAGGTAGCTATGGCAATTTGGTGATTATTGATCATGGTGGCGGTTATGAAACTTATTATGCACACTTGAGTAATGTTGATGTTCGTGTTGATGAAGAAGTGATGCAAGATAGAGTAATTGGAAAAGTAGGGAAAACAGGACGTGCTACAGGTTCACATCTACATTTTGAACTGCGAAAAAATGGAACACCCATTTCTCCACCTTTCAGCTAATACAATACCCCCTCTTGCAGGGGGTTTTTTCTTTTAAAATAGAATAATTGACTTATGTGGTATAAATTTGCATCTCAGAGCTTAAATTTTGATAACGATCCAATAATTACAAGAATTGAGAAAATTAGTAATGAGATTGCTAGTGCTGCTCAATCAGTGTATGACAGCTGGGATCCAAATAATTACAATTCTGAAGAAGAATATAGACATGCCTGGGGTGTTGGTGGAATTTGTAACGATATAGCTCAGAAAATAGCTGAGGTTGTTAATAAAGAATTTCCAGAATTTACAGTTCTCACTCAAAATTCAGAAGGCGAACATTGTAATCATGAATTTGTTCAACTTGTTATAACTTCCAATGAAGCGTTTGATTTTCCAGTTGATAGCGATGAAGAAGAGATTGTTGATGTGTATGACATTGATATACCTTATTCATGTTATGAAATATGTAATAGTTATTATGAATTTACACGAATCAAAGATGTCAAACTTTCAGGTGATAGTGTCAGTATTCATAAACATAGACAATATTTAGCAGATATAAGAGAGTATTAAGATGTGGTATAGAATTGTTTTAGCAACATTTGGAATTCACCCTAAAGAAAAAGAAGCTGTTGAATTTTATGGAGTCACTGACAATCCACAACTTGCTGGTTATATCTTGAGTGATGGAAGATTTCTTGATTATTCTGAGGGAGGATATGAAAGATCTTTAGACCACAGAAATATTGAAAATATAATGGACGACCCCGAAGAATCCAAGGGCAGTAGATACAGTGATTACGTAGAACCATTCATGAAAATGACAGGAGCTATAAGAGCGTCAAATTATGGCTGTTGGGATTTAGATATTTTCACCCCACCAACAGCTGAACAAATGAGAACTATAGTAAGCCATCATAATAAGGTATTTGACCGTCGTAATATGGATGGCGATGGCTATTTCCCAGATTTTCATATAAAGGTTGACCCATTAGGGATTAAAGAAACAATACCTAATGCAACAAAAGAAGCTGTAAGCAATAAGTTATTATCTATAAGGAACCAATTGCTAAATGTGGTATAGAATTTCTCAATCTTTGTTTAATCAAACTTCTGAAATTAATGAAGAATGGTTGCAAAGACATCAAGTTCAAAAAGAGGGTGATAAATATGTTTTTTATCATGGCTCTAGAATTGATTTTAATGTATTCATTATTAGCCACCACACCTGAAGAAGCAACAGACTTTGGCGACACTAATTTTTTCAATGATAGAAGAAAATCTCTTATAATTTACAAAGTATTAGTTTCTCCTGAAGAAATAGTTCCTGGATATTGGGCATCATTAATTAACAATCATCCTGTAAGTGTTTTATATAAAATTAAAAAGAAAGTAAAATAAAATGTGGTACAAACTTGCGCAAAATGTAGAGAGAGCTTACGAAACACTTAAAACTAAAGGTGTAAGCGAAGACACAATTAACAAACTTCAACAATTAACTGATATTCCCCTCAGAGGTAAATATATTGGCGCATTGATGCAAAACCCATCTATGCCTTGGAATGAGTTAGAAGAAAAATTTAGTCCTAAACAAGAAATGAAAGTGTCAATCCAAGAAATCAGATACTTGTTTGATTTGAAAAGAATGCTCTCAGGTTCTTATTTGCCCGAAGAACCAAAAGCTAATTTTTATAGGTGGGTAGACAGAGTAGCTTTGCCTTCATATAGACCCAATCAGCATAATCCAGAAAATTACACTTATCCAAAATTTTCACAAATGCCAAATCCTATATATAGTATTCAAAGAGAATTAGATCATGTATATGATTGGTATTGTGAATATATGGATGAAAATCCAAGATTCAACATTTTTTCTATGTCTCTTGATAATGCATTACAAGCAAGCGATGAATGGCATGAAGAACTTGCTAATCAAACAACTGGAAGTAAATTTACAAAAATTAAGAAACAAAATGGGAAGATTGTTGACCCCAATGTTGTAATGGTGTTTGATGAAGACACAATCAACTCACTTGGATTATCAAAAGAATATGTTGATTGGATGATTGTAAAACTTACAGTTGAAACTGATTTCCGGTTAGAAGCTGGCATTATGGGTCACTGTTTAGGAACAAATAGATACTTTGATAAGTATGAAAAGGGTGGTTGTGAGATCTACTCATTAAGAGATGAATCAAATCAACCTCACACAACTATTGAAATTATACCACCTGACACTGTTGAACAAATACAGGGAAAAGGCGATAGAACACCAAAGTCTGATTATTTAAAATTAGTCCAACATTGGGTAATTGCAAACAACTTCTATTCATCAAGCAAAGAACATGATCCTTATTTAGATTTTAGAACAGGTATGGGCGAAGAAAGAGCACTTGAAGCTATTTTTGAATATAGGAATCCATATCATGATGAAGATGCAGTAGATCTTTTAGGCGTTCCAATCAGACCACCATCAATAAATGACGAAGATTTCTTAAGTGAATTCAACTTGGATCATTTTATTGATCAAGTTGGAGTTAATAATAATGGTCACTACAAAACTTATCAAGAAATTCCTGATGATGATAAATTTGATGAGTTGGTAAATTTTTTAGGCAATTTATATATTGAACACGACATCAAGTTATTAAGAGAATATGCAAGTCAAACACGTCCTTTAGGAACTGAAAGAAAGGCAGTCGTAGATAAACTTAAAACTATATATGTTAGAGATAATTTCGAATATGCATTGTCAAAAGAATTGGATTTTGTTAAAGATTATAGAGATGTTAAAGTTGATGATGAATTTGGTGCTGCAAAAGAAACGAATTTTACTAACAAAAGCCCTGATGAAATTAACCAGATAGCTCAACAACCTTTTATGAGAAAAGATGCAAGGGGTTATGGTGAATTACGTGAATATGACGGAGTTTACGATGTATATCCAGTTCATTTCTATAATGCTTTGTATGATTATATCCGAAAAAATTTACCAAGAGAATTTTTTGATTTAGCTAATAAACTTTCTTTGGGATTAGATTTGCCGAATATCACTTCAGATTATATAATTGAAAGAGAAAAACAATATATGGGTTCTTTGGGTAGAGGAGGCAGAAGAGGCAGACAATTAGCTTTATTTGACACTGAACTTAACATTCCAGATGAAGAAAAAGAATGGATTTATGCTTTCAATAATAAAAGACACAGATTGGCGAGAAAGTAAAATAAAATGTGGTACAAACTTGCGCAAAATGCAGAAAAAGCTTTTGAAACACTTAAAACAAAAGGTGTGAGCCAAGAAAATATTTCCAAGCTTGAAGAGATGACAGATCTTGCTTTGAGAGGAAAATATATTGGAGCATTAATGCAAAACCCATTAATGCCTTGGAATCAATTGGAAGAAAAATTCACTACTAAAAAAACCAATAATCTTTCAGTTCAAGAAATGAGATTACTTGGTGAAATAGATACTTTAGTTACAAATTCTAATCTTCCAGAAGATCAACAAGCTAATTTTTATAAATGGGTAGATAGAGTAGCAATTCCTTCCTATAGACCAAATCAATTTGATCCAGAAAAGTATATTTATCCTAAGTTTTCTGGTGCATACAATCCAGTGTTTGAAATAGAAAGAGAAATTAATCATATTTTTGACTGGTATGTTAATCATATTGATCAAAACCCCAGATTTAATATTTTCTCAATGTCTCTTGATAATGCATTGCAAGCAAGCGACAGATGGCACGAAGAACTTGCAAATCAAACATCTACAAGAACTTTCTCTAAGATAAAGAAAGAAAATGGACAGATTGTAGATCCTAATGTAGTAAAAGTTTTTGATAGAGATACTCTTGAAAAAATTGGATTACCTGAAAAATATCAAGGCTGGATGATTGTAAAACTTACTGAAGAAAATGATTTTGAGATAGAGGCAGATATTATGGGTCACTGCCTAGCAACAAATAATTACTTTTATCAATATGAAAAAGGCTATATTGAAATCTACTCTTTGCGTGATGAATCTAATCAACCACATGTAACAATTGAAATTGTTTTGCCAGACAAAGTTAAGCAAATACAAGGCAAAGGTGAAAAAAGACCAAAAGATGATTACTTGAAATTAGTTCAACAATGGATATATCAAGGAAATTATTATTCAAATGATAGTAGTCATGATCATGAATTGCATTTTAGAACAGGTTTTGATGAAAACAGTGCATTAGAATCTATACAAGAATATTTAAATCCATATTTTGATGAAGAATCAACTGACGATTTAGGTGTCCCTTTAAGACCGATTACTGTAGATGAAGATGAATTTGTTGAAGAATTTGATATTGACTATTTGATAGATAAAATAGGACAAAAAAGTGGTGGATATTATAATGATCCAGAATTTTACAAATCATCTGAAGAAATTAATTATGATGCATTTGAAGAATTAATTTCTTTTATTGGAGAAATGTTCATTCACCACGATATTAATTACTTAAAAGAATATGCAAAAGAAACTCGTCCATTAGGTATTAATCAAAAAGAAATCAAAGCTAAGCTTAAAATCGAAGTTGTTAAGGATCACTTAATGACTTATATTAATGAAGAATTAGAGCAGATTACTTACCCACAAAGTAGAAAATTCAGAGAAGAAGATTTAGGTCCTGCAAGATCTTTTAACTTTAAAGATAAAAATCCAGGAGAAATAGACGAAATAGCAATGTCGTCATATCGTAGAGAACCTAAACGTGGTAGAGCTAAATTTGATGAAGATGGTGAAAGAATACTTAAACAATATAATGGAATCTACGATGTATATTCAGTTTACTTTGCAGATGAGTTGTATGAGTATATGTTAAAAAATCTTCCATCTGAGTTTTATGGATTAGCTAATAAAATCGGATTGAATTTAGATTTATCACCTGTTACCCCAAGTTCTGTTGTGGAATTTAACAATGAATACAGAGACTTCTACCAAGGAAGAAATAGACAGTTAGAATTATTTGATTCTAACTCTAATGTATCTCCCGAAAAATGGATTTATGCCTTTAATCATAAAAAGTTTAGATTAGCAACATTACAAGACGAGGGACTGTCTGATTTTGGCTACAATGATTTATTCAAACCTTCTAAAGATATATCTAACAAACAAATATTAGAAAATATCAAAGATTTTTATATTAGCAAGTGCTTGCAAACAATTAAATCTGAAGGACCTGATCCTGATTATGTTGGCAATTATTTTGCAGACATAACTGAAGAACTGCATTTAATGTGGGAAGAATATATAGACGACATAAAAAAAGGCGATATTACTTCTTTGAAGAATGTTATTGAAATTGCTTTAAGCTACGAATCAACACTTTCCAAAGACTCAAATGAATATGAAAAATTGTCTGAAATGATTTCATCAGGCAACATAGCAGTAGTGATAAAGAGAGATTTATAATGTGGTACAAATTAGCTATCACTAAAGTTGATCCTTCTGGTCAAATCAACATGGATTTCTCTGGTAAAAACAACTACCCAGTAAACCCTGGAGAAAAACCAAAGCCTTTTGATTTGAATAATCTTAAGTTTGAGGTTGTTCAGGAAGATCCAATTGAATATCCAGAAGAATATACTTTGTATGCCTTGTTAAATGATGGAAGAAAATTAGGTTACATTTATTTTGAAGCTCCTGATAATTCTGATACAGCTGACATAAAATACACATCAATTTACGAATATCCTACATCTTTAGGCAAAGAAAAATGGGAAAAGCCTGTAAATCCAGAAGATAAAACTAAATCTCAATTTGTTGAAGAATTAAAAAATGCTGGTTACTTAGTTGATGATTCTTCAGTTACTAGAACTGATTGGGGTATTGGGAAAACATTGTATCAAGAATTGAAAAAATTTCTTCAGGAAAACAAACCAAACATAAAATTTGTCACTGGAAAAGTTCATTCCAAAGAAGCATTTTGGGCAAGATATAAAGGACTTGGTTTTCCAGTAGAAGCTTTAGATCCCTATCAATCTTATAATAAAGAAATTAATGAAAAACATTCTTATTTGTCTGAAGAAGAAAAACTTAAGATGATCAGAAATATGGCTAATGAATTAGGAAGTTCTTCATTTGATTCAAGTGGACGTTCAGATGCGCCAAAATGGGAATTTAATGTTAAGAATAAGATTGAAAATTTACCATCTGAAAAAGAAATAAATATTGATTCCGAAAATCTTTCTTTATTCGACGAGGCAAAGTAATGTGGTACAGATTTGCAGGTTTACAAGACGAAGTAGAAAAGTTACGCATTCAAGGCATAAATGAACTTATTTTAGCCTTATTTTCGGATCCAAAATATGATAATGCGTCTAAAGGTAAAATGCTAGGTGCTATCAAGCAAAATCCAAATATTTCAATAGAAGAATTAAGAAATCTTTCTATGCAAAACAAACCAACAAAAGGAGAGCAATTTATTTTAGCTCGTTTTGAAAATGAAAGATTCAAAAACTGGTTTTTTCATAAATTGAAAAGTTGGAGAATTCAACCTGCAAAACCTGATGGAGAATATGATCACAACACTCCAAAAGAAAACCTTGGAGAACATGCAAATTTTACAGAACTAGCTATCCACATGCAAGATTTTGTAAATAATATTGAAATTAATGATCCCGATTATAATTTAGGTTTAAGATCTTGGGAGGAAGTAGTTCAAGATACAGATCAATGGGAATCAATGTTGCAAGGTAGAGGCTCAAGTAAATTTTATAATCCAGCTGACAGAAATGAAATAATGAAATACCCAGATGGCTGGAGTATGGTAGAAGTGATTTCTGAAAATGATTTAGACGTAGAAGGCGCAAAAATGCACCACTGTGTTGCTGGGTATTGGGAACAAGTAAGAAAAGGCAACACTAATATTTATTCCTTGAGAGACCCTGGAAATCAACCACATGTAACAATAGAAGTGGTTGGTGATAAAGTAAAACAAGTCAAAGGGCATAATAATAAAAAAATTACAGAAGATGATTTAGTAGAAAAAATTAAAGAGTTCTTTGAAAGCCAGGATGATATTGAAAAAGATATCAGACATAATCCAATAGAGGGTCATTTTGAAAATTGGGAAGATGGAATATATTGGACTTATGACCCAACTGAAATAGATTACAATATTCACAGATCTACATATGGTCCAGAAGAATATGAATTTGATGATCTCGATGATGATGGTCCTGAAGATTTTAACATATTTGGTATCAATTCACCAGTATTTTCATATAAAAAATTCAGTGAAGGAAATTTATATCAGGCTAGTATGACAGATATTACAACTAATGTTGTAGATTCGATTAACAATGGTTTAAGTAAAAACAGAAGCGCATATAATTATGGGGATAGAAAAGAATATACTATCGAAGATTATGATTTAGACGATTACTCTGATAAAATATACGAAGGATTAGTGGCTAAAGCTAATTTAGCCTTAACACAACGTCCAATGGCTCATGATTTTGGAAAATATTTGGATGCTAGACATTTTCTTGAAGTGTCTACAAAAGAATATGAAAGCATGAAAGAAAAATATCAAGAAGATTCACCTGCTGAAGATTTTGCAACATGGTATCAAAATCAACCTGAATTTTTGTGGTTCATTATTGCAGAAAAAATTCAAGAATGGTTTGAAAAGAGTGATTTTGCATTTAAATTCAAAGACATAAGAGGCGAAGAGTTTAAATTGCCTTCTGGATATAAAAAATGGTGGTATGGCGGAGAAGAATCGGAAAATATCACTCCTTTCATCAATACTAAGGAAATTAGAGAAACAGTGTTAAAAGATGATGAAAAATTTGCATCATACAATAATAATAATTACAGAAAAAATTGGGTAAAGTGATAAATTAATATTCGTTATCATCAAAATCCATAAACATCATGTATTTTTCTTCAATATAATCTTGTACTGGTTCGCCTAATAATCTTCTGCTAAATTCTTCTTTAATGTCTCTAAATTGCGCCATAGTAACTGTTGAATTAATTCCAAGATCATCAGCTTCCATATTGTGAAATTTATCAGCAGGTCTCATACTTAAGAGTTGCATTGCTTTTTGTCTTGTTATTGTGGCATTAGGATCAACTGGCAATGCTGGCGCTGGCTGAATCTTTCTTTGAACAGGATAAAGTCCAGGGAATCTCTTTTTCAAAACTGCCTGTAAGTTTTCGTTAGCAATTGCTTTTAGAACTTGTGTCTTGTTATCTCTGGCATAAGCATATGCATCAGGATTGCTAGCTATAGCATTTTTTTGATCTTCAGATGCATCTTGAGCAAATTCAATTGTGAATTTGTCAGATTTGATAAGCATATGAACGAATGTTTCTTCATTCATCAAACTAGCAGGTATTTCCAGTATTGAGTTTACATTCTCAATAATAATCTCAAATACTCCTTCAAGACCTAATTCTCCAGAAGCATCTATAACTTCTCTAGGTAAATCATTAATGACATATGATTCTGATAAAAGACCTTGAGCATACAATTGAAAAGCTATGTTGAAATCATAACTATCATAAGGATCATCTGACATTGCAGCAACAACTGTACCAAACTGATTGATTCTTTCATTTTCTTCTATGTCAGATCCATAGTTATAAACATTGAATTCATCATCAGTATTGTATTTACCACCTAATACTTTTACTGATATAAGATTGTTCTTGATACATTCAAAAACAAAATCAGGTGTCAACACTTCTTTCGTGAGATATAAAGGCTTTTCTATTTTGTATTCATTTGACAATATAGATTCTTGCACTTTTTGTATTGCTTCCTGAATATCAATTTTGCCTATGATAGCCTTTTCAAAGAAATCTAAATCCATTTCTTGTTTTGCAAAAGCATCAATAATACTATCAGTGTCAAATAAAGATTGGAATTTTTCTCTTGCAATTTCACTGAAAGATGGCATAAGATTTTGAAGTTCATCTATACTAAATAATTCAAAAAATCTATAATCAAAAGTAAAGTCTGAAGTGAATATTTTCTCTGAAATAAACTTTTTGGCATATTCTTTCATCTCTGGATTAATATCAAAATTAGAAATGCCAAGTCTTGGAAAATTGCCAACAAAACTTTGAATATATCTTCCCAGCACTGTGTAAACTTTGTATTTTACAATCTCATCAAAATCTTCTTGGTTAAAACCTGAACTTACAGAGCCTAATAGTTTATTTCTAATTCTATTTTTATTTAATGCAGGGTCTTTTTTAATAACTGCTACTATTTCAGCTGGTAAATATGTATTTGATGAAATAAGATTTAATAAATCACCAAATACATTTTTTCTTTCGTACATGAACATAAATTGTGCAAATGTAAGATCATGCATTCTAAGAACGTATGCTTCTTTGTCACTGTACGAGAGATCCATAAACCAAGATAAACTTTTGTTTTGCTTTGAAAATCTTCTTTTGTTATCATCTTCTTCTGGTGACAATGGTCTAGGAGCAAAATCTTCTTTTTTAATTTCGCCACCAGAAACATCACTCAAATATTGGAAATAACCATCAATACTTTTTCCATAATTTTTACCATTGACAACTAAATTAGCCATCAATTTATCACCAGTCTCATTTATTTCATCAGTGATTTGAATGCCTGCTGGTCTTACGTCAATTGCAACTTTTCTAAATGGATAACTTCTATTAGGATCTTCAACTATGTAAAAATTACTAGATTCATCGTATCTGTATTTTAAGAACATTCCAGTGGAACGATCACCAATACACCATGATGTGCCTACACAAGTTTTTTCAGATTCATCATAAGTTTTTGGATTGAATATTTTGATTTTTTCATTAGTTATGACAGGCTCCAAATCTTGAGTGGCTGCCATATCTTTTTTAGGTTTTAATTGAGAATCTAAATAATCTACATGTTCAACAATAGCCTCAAAATCATCAAAATCAACTTCATCAAAAGCAGATTTTATTTCAAGAGAATTTTTTGAAACTTTTGTGGTAATAACATTTTTTTGTTTTAAATTAAATAATTTTTCAGATAAATGTGAAAGAGCTAAAGTTGTTTCAATAGAATCTCTGTTATCTGCAACAATATAACAATATGCAAGTTCTAATTGAATGTTGGTTGGCGCATTTTCAATTACTTCTGGAACAGGCAAAGGAGAAAGAAATTTTTGAATTTGAGCAGAGGCAGATACGATTATTTTTGAAAACTTATACCACATGATATGTTTTATTCTACAGGTTCATAGGAAATTCTTACCAAAGGATCTCCTGATATATACAAATATCTTACATGAACATTTTCAATATATCTTGATGTATCATCTGGAAATATTTCAGCTCTCACTAAAAGATCAATTAATGGCTTGGCTAAATTATCAATATCATTTTTTTGTCTCCATAAATGATTAGCCATCACAAGCAATTCAACATTTACTGGAAACTGTTTAGCAGGCAACATATCCTGGATTACAACTGGGAGATTTTTGTCAATCCATGCATTATATTTTCTAGATTTCACCATTTTTCCACGAGCAATTGGAACATACATTTGATTTGCAGAAAAAGGTTTATTTACAATGCACGATGTCTTTTGCATCATGAATTTATACAAGTCAAATGCAGAATTTATTTTTCTTGAAAAAAAAGATATAATAGATTATGCAAGACAAAAGTTATTGGTTATTTTATGTTTTTGTAGAATGTATGATTTACAACAATAGATCATTTTGCGAAGATGATTTCAAAGCATTATTAGATTCTCAAAGATTAAGTCAAATAAAAATGAACTTCAATGATGAAGTTAAAGACTTTGTAGATGAATGTAAAATATTAGATGATATAGATTATGAACTTAACAAAAACAATTACTGGATGCCAAAAAATAACATTATAAATCACGACTATAATTTGAAAACTATTATTCAAGATTTGCGACTGGATTTAGAGTTAGAACATGCAAATAATGATTTTTATGATTCTTCTTGCGATATAGTGCAAAAAATAAACAACTATTTACATTTTCTATAAACCCTTGAATAAAGGGTTTTTCTTTTTAACATGCAAAAAATATATGTATGTGGTACAGAACAGTTATAGCTCAAATATCTGATGTTGATCAATTTAATTTAGATGCTGAGAAATATAATAAAATGCTTGAGGAAAAAGCAAAAAAAACTCAACCTAAAAAAACAACAAAACCTGTAATAAAACCTGTCACTAAACCAGAATTAACAACTGAACCTATAAGCCCAAAACCCAAACCTGTAGCGCCAAAACCAATTGCGCCAACCTCTAATCCTTCAAAACCAAACAACTTCAAAAATATAATAAATAACTTAGTAGAACTTGAAGGCGGAAAATCCAATTTATCTTATGATAAAGGCGGTAAAACAAATTTAGGTATCACACAATATACCTATAACAATTGGAATAAAAAACACAATAAACCACTTAAAGATGTTTATAAGATAACAAGACAAGAAGCAGATCAAATTTACAAAGAAGAATATTGGAACATTATAAAAGGTGACCAACTACCACCAAATGTTGCGCACATTATGCTTTCACAAGCTCTTCTTGATGGTCCACAAGATTCAATAAGACTTGTACAAAAATTATTAGGTTTAAAAGTGGATGGAATTATGGGTTCTGACACTTTAAACAAAATAAAAAGACTCACTGTCAACGGAGACATAAAACTAGCCAAAGCAATAGCAAATAAACAAATTTATAGACTAAAAACTGATGAAGATGCTGATAAATTTGGTAAAGGCTGGAATAATAGAGTTCAAAAAGTAATGAAAAAATTTAAAGGAAAATAAATGGATAAAAGAAAATCTTTATTATCGCCTGAGCAAGAAAAACTCTTGTCTAAATTTCAAAATAATCTTGGTGATAAATCTGCATCGCTAGAAAATAATCAGAATACAAATAAAAAAGCAAATTCTAATGGAATGAAACCTAACATTAGAAGAAGCGGCAGTAGAGGGAAATAATTTTTAAAATGCAAATCTATGGAAAATTTTCACAACTAATTATAGAAGCATATAGAAATCCAAATTTTAGATTTGCTGAAGAACCTTCGCCTGAACCAGAGCCAGAAATAGTAGCACCTACAGCGTTAAATTATCCTGGTTTGTTTGCAAGAATGCAAAGTTTAGAAGATGATAAAAAACTTAGCATCTATATGAATTTAAAAAGAGCACAGACAAAATTAAAACTAAAATATAATATTGATTCACTATTACCAATAAAATTAGATTCAACTAAATCTCCAGCTGAATATAGTGACAATTCAAATTCCAACACTGATGAAAAAATACAAACATATTTTTATAGAGTGTTTGCATATTTAGTTGATTATTTTGAAAATGAAGCTTCATCTGCTCCTACAAGTGAATCTACATCGTCATCAGAATCAGAAGAGTCAAATCCATTTGCAGTGACTGATCCATCAACTGATTCAAGTTCTAGTGAAACATCAGCTACAACCGAAACTACATCAAGTGGCGAAACAACATCTACAACTAGTTCAGATACATCGGAAGAACTTGCTGAGAATATCCCACCAATTACAATTAAAGTAAGTGGTAAAGAATATTCGCCAGCCAAATCTATCACACTTGTTAAAAGAGTAAATTTAATTGGCAGTAATCGAAATAGTGCTATAGTCTTAGATGATGATTCCGTCACTGATTATAATTGCTTCATCCAATTTGAAAATGAAAAATGGAAATTATCGAAATTTAATGATTCATATTTAACTATAAACGGAAATATTGTTGATGAATTCTTTGAGTTGAACGTTGGCGATTATTTTGTTCCAGGCACTAAGGAGACATATATATTATCGGTGGAGAGGATAGGAACTGATAGTGGTGGATTCTCTGGTGAAAGTGCACCAAGTAGTGGTGGATTCTTTGGTGATGGTGGTGGAAGCGGTGGTGGCTTTGGTGGTAGAAGAAGATCATTATAAAGGTATAATAATATTGAGGTAAAAAAAATGAAAATCTTAATCCCTTTTGTCGTATTACTTAACGCAACAACAGTTCATTCAGTAATTAAGTTTGAACAATTCAAATTTTCTGGAGCTAAATATTTTACACTTACTGGCACAAACAGAGTGGATCATGTTTACGACAGATTAAGAGATGTTCTTTCATCCGATGCTAAATCTGATCATGTCTCAACTAAGAAAGTCAATGGAGCCTGGTGCGTGACAGTGAAAGATAATGTATTTGTAACTGTTACTTCTACAGACTCAATGTTCCATAAAACAGCACCAAAGAAACTTGCTGAAACTTGGGCTTTCAATCTTAAGTCTAATCTTGATTCTGTAAAACCAAGATAATCTCGGACTGGTTAACAAAAAAAAGATGCGCTGTTTTGGCGCATCTTTTTTTATGTCTAACCATTCCTTATCTTACAGGATTGCCAAACTGATCAAGAATACTTTGCCCAGTTGGGTAATAGCTTTTACCCCATAAGAAATTGTTTGGATTGATTGTTGTATCAAACTTGAAGAACTTTGCATGACCATCTGCAAATACATAATTAGAACCACCAGTGTGTCTGCCTGGTTCCATAAAACGAGTGTGATATCCAGTATCCGCTGATACAGATCTGCAACCACCTGTGCCGTTTGAACTTGTTGAATCTGATCCACCACCCCAACCAAGAGCGCCTTCAGCTTCAAACTTTGTGATTGCAAAGATTGGACCTGTTGCATCTGCAAAGTTCTGTCCAGCCCACTGACCGCCACTTGCTGTACGCATCATGGCGTTAACTGGTCTGTGACTCTTATTGCGCTTTTCAGTATTAAGTTGACCAGTTGAACCAAGAAGGATGCAGTTGAGGTTACTGGTCATTTCTGCAATAGCAATAACATCTGCAGGAGCATCAACAGAAGCGATTGCAACAATGTTTGGTGCATCTTGTGGACCACGCTTACGCGGAAGAACTGCAGAGTTTGGAATGTAAGAAAGACGAGGAACTTGTGCTTCACAACCAAGTGTCACAACATCTAACCAGTTTGCACATGGTGGGTTGTCAGGACGAACACCCTTGTTAGGATCTGATGGACAAACCCAAACTTGCTCATTCTTGATATAAGGATGAATCATAGCTGTGAAGTGGACATAACCACCAGAAGAACCACCATTAGTAGTAGCAGTATTGTTCTTATAGAAATAAGCAGTTGGATAAGTCTCATCATAATCTTGGGTATACATCATGAGACCTAAACCAATTTGCTTTTCATTTGACAAACAACTAGCAGAACGAGCCTTGTCACGAGCCTGTGCAAAAACAGGGAAGAGGATAGCTGCCAAAATCGCAATGATAGCGATGACAACAAGTAATTCAATTAAAGTAAAAGCTTTTTTCATTTTTTTATTTCCTTTTATTTAGGACCAAAATATTATTCCCAATTTAAAAGAGAGAAATATTAAGAACTATTTAATATAAGGATTTAAAAAACTAAGGCATTTGATTGCTAGTCCAATCAGGACCAGAAAGAATAGCTAAAATCTCTTCGTAAGTGTACAAATCAGTTTTTGTTGTAAGAGCATCAACACAAGGTGGAACAGTGGGACCATCCCATTTGACAAATGTTTTTAAACCATCAACTGATTTTCTAACAGTGTCAACACTAGTCTCCAAAACTTGAGTAAAATCAATCAAGTTTAATTCACTAACATCAAAAATAACAAAAGTTCTATCCATAAAAACCTTACCTCATATGTAGAATAATATAGATTATATACAGCATACTTAAAAACAAATAAAAGGTAATAATCCTAATACAAAAGAAATTCTATATATTATAAGTGGAATTCGATAAAAAATAAATATGAATATAAACATTTTAGTGAAAATAGCGCAAACCTTAGATCAACAAAAAAAATATAAATTAGTTGACAAAATTACTACAGCCATGATGCAAAAAGAAAGTATGATTTTCTTACTCAAAGTAATAGAAGATGCCTTTAACTTTAATGCATTAGTAAAAGCACTAAATAATTTTTATGATCAAAGAGATTTAAATTACCTTATAAGTGAAAATGGATTAAGAACATATAAAAAATTGCCCACTGATTATCAAACATCTGAAGTATTGTGGAATCACACCCTTGAAGATTTAGAAAATTTATACAAACCAATAAAATCTCTAAATGAAAAAGTGACAATATCTGGCACTTATCTTAACAATGCACCAATAAAAATGGATGGCGAATCTCTCAACTACTATGAAATAAAAGAAAAACTTTTAGCCCTATGCACCGAAATTGAAAATTTCCACTCATCGTTATTCGAAGCACATCAGAAAATGAAAAAACCACTAAGCGATTTAGAAGAACAATTGACCCGAAATACAATCGAAGAGATGGAAAATTCTAACGATCCAATACCAGAGGAATAATATGAATAAATTTATCAAAGTAGCATTACTAGAAAATAAAGAACGTCTCGACGCTCAAGAAACACAATTAGAAGAAGTGAGAACAAACAAAACATACACTTCAATTAATGATGCACTTGAACAACAACACAAAAATATCAATAAGTCAATAACAGAATCACTAAACAAAAAATTCAATGATCCTGATAATGAATTCTTTGAGAACTTGTTAGATCAAGCTGGTTTATATTCAAGACAATATAACAAAAACAATAAAACCTTGGGATTTATGGTGGATTCAACCAACAAAGGTGTGGACGAAAGACATATCCAAGAAAAACTCAAGGAAAGACACACAAATAAGTAATTATAAATTAGAATACCACATATCTAATATCTTACAAATCAAAATAAAAGACAATAAAATATTCGATAAAAAAACATAAGCTAATTTGTAAGACTTTGTCTTTTCATTAATATACTTCCAACAATAATAACCACTTACCCACAAACAAAAGTTATATAAAAACCAAGATTCAAAATTGTTCGCTGTATATGCAAAATAGGCATAAATAATAAACTCTATACCGAAAATAGTAAACATAATATTTTTATAAAAGATGCAGGCTTTTTATGGATAACAGACAAATAATATCATCTCTCAATGAACTCGCTAATGAACTTGATCAATGCGGTCAATACAAATTTAGTGAAGAGATTGACAATTTAATAAGAATAGCTATATTACATGGTCATGGACCTAAATTAAGATATAACCATCCAGCGGTAGGTGACCTCAAAAGAAAAGAGCTAGAACCACTACCGCCACAAAATTTAATAGAAAAAGTATTTCAAGAATTCGCTGGATATGGAAAACCATTACCAAAATCATTTTATGATTTTTTAAATCCATTAGAATGGAATATTGATGATTTTCTTGATGATGTCCTACAATATTATAAAGAAGATAATACTATAAGTATGGATTTTATTAAACTTATTACATCTTCTTCCGAATTTGTAAAAAAATTAGACTTAAATCTGAAAAATAGAAACAAAATACCTGTGTTTGAGCCTGTTTATACTTTTCAGGAAAAACCAGAAGTTTTCAAAAAAATTCTACAAGAGGGTGAAAACGAACTTATAAAATCATTGGAAAAAGAATTCAAAAAATTAAAAGAATTAATTGTTTATAATCCAAACACTAGAATAAATAAAGTGGTACCTGCTCTGCTAGAAATTAGAGAATTATTACCACCTAAATTCTTAGCATATGTAGAAGCTGTAAATGAATGGTTAGATTATCAAAATAATGCTGAAAATGAAATGTTTGAAAAACAAGACATGCTTCATGATAACTTTAGATCAGAAGCCCGCGCTAGAGAAGAATTAGAGAATCGTCTAAATCCAAAAGAAGAAGAAGAAAAATGGTCAGTGCTTTCAAAATACACAATCAATAAACTTTACAAAATAGCCAACTCATTAGATGAAGCTAATCTTTATAAACAAGCTAGCTCAGTTACTAATCTTATGAAAAGAATAGCAAAATAAAAGGAAATGATAATTCCTAAACAGAATTAATCAATCAAACCCTATATAGGAAACATTATGAATAAAAGACAAATTATATCTTCTTTGAACAAGATAGCAAATGAACTCGACTCAGCATCATTGTTCGTAGAAGCAAACACTGTTACCAAAGTGATGACAAAAATTGCTCAAGCACCAAGCGATTTTACAGGCGATTTTACCTCCAAATATGATTCTAAAGAAATAGGAAGAAATATTGTCAAAAGCTTATCAGAATTAATTATCAAAAAGCTACAAGGTAAAGAAGAAGCAAGACAATATTTTAGTGGTGGTAATTTACAATCATTTGTATTAGATATTTTAGATAAATCTATTGAAGATTATAAAGAAGCTATGCAACAAATGGAATTAATGCTTGAGAAATATCAAACAGGTTTTAATGAACCTGATTATAAAATACTCAATGGTCTAATAAATAATTGGAAAAGTTATAAAAATGCACAAAGTAGGGAGATGGGATTATGAATAAAAAGCAAATTATAGCATCTTTAAACAAGATAGCTAACGAATTAGACTCAGCTTTATTGTTTGTGGAAGCTAATACAATCACAAAAGTGATGGTAAAAGTGGCTGATGATATGGATATGGATTCTGATGTGGATCCGAGAGATAGTTTACTTACCCCACAACAAAAAGCAGATGTATCAAGAGGAAACATTTAGAGGGAATATTCAAAATACTTAAACAATATTTTAATAAAAAATTTGGTCATCTTTCTGGCGTGAATAGATCATTTGTAATTTTAATGGGAAAAACTTATTATATGAATAATGCATCTGATCAAAGACAAATTAAAGAATTTTATGAATGGAAAACCCGAAATCACGAACCAGGTCTTGACATGGAAAGTGACATAAATGTTGAAGTGCTAAAAATGATTAATTTTTTAGATGGTTTTCAACAAGAACATGGCACTCCAGATGAAATCATGAAAGATTATGTTAACGCTCTAAGATAAAAAATGAATAAAAGACAAATTATAGCATCACTTGCAAATGTAGCTGAAAGCTTTGAAAACAGCCATGAAATTCTTTTAGCTAATGAAATTAATCTCTTAATGACTAAGTTAGCAGAAAAAGAAGAAGACTGCCCAGAAGCAACACAAAACGTCAAACTAAACCTTAAAAATAGACAAAAAGGTATTGATGAACAAGGTTATGGACCAGCAGACCCTTCACAACCTAATGACAAATTCTGGAAAAAGAAAATGGAAATGTGGAAAGTAGATGAGCTGTCAGAAGTGAAGAACATGCTTTGTGGAAACTGTGCTGCATTTGATATCACTTCAAAAACATTGGACTGTATAGAAAAAGGCATAGGAGAAGAAGCCACAGAAACCATAAACGCTGGAAAACTTGGCTACTGTAAATTTCTCAAATTCAAATGCGCATCCAAAAGAACTTGCGATGCTTGGGTGACAGGCGGACCAATCACTGACAAAAAGAAATAACAAAAAAAGGGAGAATAAAATCTCCCTTTTTTTATATCTTGTCAATCTTCTTTAATTCATATAATAAATTCCCAATCACATAATTAGGTATGTTTATCATATCTGCAACCAATGCTCTCAACGCATCATTCTTCAAAACAACCAACGCAATCTTTAAAATAATATTCTGATAATCTTTAGATAAGTTTTCCATTCTATAATCCCCTAATGCAAAATTTATCTTTTATTTTTTATTGACTATAGTTTCTTTCAATAATTTAGATTTTTATCCTATTAAAATTACTTAACAATAACCAGCCAAAAAGGATGGTTATAAATTCCCAATTTCGAAAAATCTAAGCCACCCCCCCTATACTCCAAAATTACTTAACATAAACCAGACAAAAGGGATGGTTGTTTTTTTTTTTTTTTTTTTAAATTTAACCACCCCCCCCTCAATCACAAAAATTTATAATTTTAAACTTGACAAAAGGGATGGTTAGTTTTTCTGGAAAATGAAAAAATCTAAGCCACCCCCCCTATACTCCAAATAAATTTGTTACCACTAATGTCTCATAATGTAATGTGTTTCTATAAGGCATACCGTAATGATCCAAAGCTACATGATAAATAAATAAAATATAATTACAATCCTTCAATTGTAAATCATAATCATAATCCATGTTACCAAATGATACAGTTTTATTTTCTTCTAAATGCATAGATAAAACATAAGACAAAAACTCTTCTTTGAATATTTGTAAACCATCTGTCATATAAATATTTTCCCAAAATTATTAATATATACCAGGGCAAAAAGGATGGTTATTCCTGGGGGAAATTGAAAAAACTTAACCACCCCCCCCCATACCTAAAAAAATAGCCCTCGATAGATGAAGGCATGTGCTTTTTAATTGACGGGGGTGCGGATCCAGATGGGACCCAAAATGTTTTACCACCCCCCCTACCTGGAGAATTACCACCCCCCTATACACTATAAACAATACTGTACAGGTATATGATTATAACATAACAATGACATAGAAGCTAAAGAATTATATTTATCATCCCTAACCACTGGATTATCTAAACAAAATATATCTTCCCTGTAAATAGTTTTCCAAATATGTTTAGCTACATCTGGCTCCACTATTATTATTGTATCATGTTCTTGGATAGGAAGATACTTAATCTCTTTTATATTGTAGGTTTTAATGCTCAAATCTTTATGCAAATCTACAGGCTGCTTGTCAACTACTAATCTTGCTGCAAAGCCTTGTGGGAATATTGTTTGCCATTGATTGTTTATCCACAATGCAATCACATGGTCTGTCTTATTTAGTATCTTTACCATTCTTCCATGCCATATATAATATCACACAAGTCCACATTGCAACACATAATAATAAAGTATTAACCACAATCCCTAAAATATTCATACTTGCCACCTGTTTCACTGGATGCTATAGCTAACATTTCTTCCCAGGTACAATAATAGCCTACCATAGTGTTTAACACTTTGGAAACTATTTCCCATTTTCTAGCAGTGTGTTCATCTTTAAATACAGCTAGGGCATCACCATCTTTGAACTTAGCATGCTTGCCATTTAAAGGATTTACAAATAAGAATACATCTGGGGGTAATGGTAATCTATTTTGTAATTCAATAGGGAGTTCTTTCAACATTTAATTATACCGTAAAATAATTTTTGCCAAACATATATGTCGTGGTAAAAAACAGAATACCACGCGAAATTTTTTTGTCAAATTAAAAAATTAAATAAAAAACCCTTGACTTTTGTCAAGGGAGATGGTAGTTAGTCGATTACATCCCAGCCTTCAGGACATGGGCTTTCTTCTTCTTCTTCAATGTCCAAGTCTTCATCCACAAAGTCTTCCAACAAGTCTAGTGGGTCAATGTCTACGCTAGGGAAGATTCGTGCTTCCATTTCTGCTTCTAAGTAATCCATTATCCTATCTCCTTACTAGTAGTATAATCCAAGCTTCCTATATTGTCAAATTATTTCTTTACTATAATAGGAAAATCTTTGTTACTGCTGAATTCTTCAAAACCTTTGTCGGTAATAATAACTTGGTACAAATGGTTTGTATCACCAACAGTGTATTCCAATGTGCTGGAAAGCTTTACAATGTTATCTGTCTTAATAAGTGGTTGCATGGCTTCTACTACAAACATTCGCAAGTTTTCAATTGTAAGATTGTAGATATAAGATGTTTCAAGGTTAGCATGAAATTCATTGGTCTTTTCAGGTGTTGCCACGCACACTACCATAGACTTTATAATCGGTTTCAGTTCAAGCTTCATGGATTAAGTATATCCCAAGATACACTATATGCAAGTTAATTAGTGTAATATTTTTTTATAAAATATACCTTGCTTTTGGGTAAACTAGGCTGTAATATATAGACATGAACAGTAACACTAAAGTTGAAGTTGAAGAGCCAACCGGTCAGATGCATTTTTTCAAGTTGGGACAAATTGGAGTCAATGAATCGATGTCCGAAGCAGATATCATTGCTCGCTTAGGTCGGAGCATCTACACGGATAAGTTCAAGTATACTTATCACCAATCACACAACCTGCTACTAGTCAAAACCCTAGCAGGCTAGTTACCACATCCCTTGTCAAAAGTCAAGGGATATTTTTTTATTTTTTTAATTTGACAGTTATAAAAATCGGCGGTTTTTGCTGCTACCGCCGAAAAATATTTTCAGCAAATTTATTTTTTTCCTTGACAATATTGTTAAACTATGATAGCTCCCCTTTCGGGGAGCCTTTTATCAGATTGTTTCCAAGTAATCTTTAGCAGTAGTTTCAGAGTTGAAGTATTTAACAATCTGGTAATTTCCATCTTCCATCACTTGCACAACGTACCAGAATTTGTCATTACAGTTGAATTGGAAAAGTTTGTACATTACTTCTTCTCTTTATTTAAAGTCAGGGTTGACAGCAGACCGAGAAACAAAACAACGATTCCGAAAATGTTCAAAATGATGATTGGATTCATGTTTATATTATAAGCCAAAGATAAGGGTAATGCAAATTATATTTTAAATTAAAAGTCCCTTGATGTAAATCAAGGGATATAGTGTTTAGTCTTCTTGGAAGTGCTGAGATTCACAGTAGGAATCCCATCTTTCATATGCAAGTGAAAGAGCATTTTCCATCAGGTCTTCTTGTGACATCTCAGGGTCTTGCTTTGACAGTTCCTGATAGGCTTGGGTGACGAAGAGTGAAAACATTGGGTGGTCGTTCATGTATTAAGTATATCCTATATTCTACTTATTGCAAGTAATTCAGATAATGTAGATCTACAATTATTTTTTCTCCTAAGTGTGGCATTATGGTGTAAATTTGGTATACTGATGTCATGAGCAAGATATACCGAATGATTTTAGGTCAAGACCCTACCAGCACAAGACCGATTGGGACTGAAAAAACTCTTAAGGAAGCAAAAGAATATATCTTATCTCGTGCATACAACAATGATTATTGTGCAATCTATGTAGCAGACAATGAAAACCCTGCTGGCGAATTGGTTGGACGTTGGATTGTAAAGAATAAGAAGCTTACATCGTTTGAAAAAAAATCAAAACCAATTGATTATAAAAAAGTAATATTTTGACAGTTATATATAAGGTGAAACTATGAACAAACACAACGGCTGGTACAACAAGATGACTTGGCATATCAATGTTTCCTATATGGGAGCAATGGAAGATATGGTAAAGGCTGGCGGAACAAGTGATATCAAATGGCACATCCAGAATGAATTAACAAAAGGCTTGTCCAGAGAACAGCGAGACATAATGTGGTGTTCTTTTGAACTGATTGACTGGGACGTTCTCATTGAAAGAGCCACAGAGAATGTTGAAAAGGAAAAGGCAGCTTGAGATATGATGCAAACTGCATAGCACTACCATATGTTTGAATAGTTGTCAAGCTCCCCCGCAAGGGGAGCTATCACACTTTAATGTGTTTGTCAAGAAAAAAAATAAATTTGCTAAAAATATTAGTCGGCGGTACTAGCCGGAAATACCGCCGATTTTTGTTCTTGTCAAATTAAATAATTTAATAAAAAACCCTTGACTTTAAATCAAGGGCTGTGGTAAAATGTAAGGTTTAGGCTAGAGACTCTATATTCTCTACGCTCACCGCTACAAAAAGTGCTTGACCTTTTTCTTCGGTCTCCTCCTTGGAGGGCTTGGTAGCATATTCTGATGCTAGCAGAGCGTCCTTGACATCATCAAGGTTTACAGGCTCACCGTTGCGATACCATTGTGCCTTGGATGGATTTCCAGTCACGCACACTGGCAGGTAGAGGTTGCCATTCTTAACATTACGCCAAAAGCGCATACCTTCAATCTCAATGGATTCCGCCCAAACTGGCATCATTGGCGTATCACGCTCTCCGGCTACTACAGCATCCTTCACAGGCTTGCGGTTGGAATATTCTGCCAGCATACCTTGGAATACCGATACTTTGGTGATGTTATCTGCAACGCCCTTGCGAACCTTGCCGGGACGGTTTACCTTCACAGAGTAGAATGAACCGCCTTGCTTTGCGGTCAGGATTCGTGCGATTTCAGTTACGTTCATTGTATTATCCCCTCTAACAATAGTAGTATACGGCAGGTTTTACCCAAAGTCAAATATATTAAGGTAATAAACTAGAGTTGATTATTTGTTGCAACCTTTCACAAGGGTTTTGAATTCGTAGATGTATGTGGTTTCAATCTCATATGCACCAGACTCCTCAATGGCTTTCTTGAGAGCCTGTGCCGATACCTCAGTCATCATCTCTTTTTGCACCATGGAATTTACGGCTTTGATTACATGGGTTGCAAGAAACTGAAACCTTATCATTGTGGGGATTGTCACTTTTGTATGAATGAGATGAGGAACCTTGAAAGGCTCTACAAGGAACTCTTCCAGATTGTCGATATCTGGACAGAACTCCATATCTACCGACTTTGTCGCATCAAACAAACTAACCGTCTTAAGTGTTTCTACCATGTCTCTATCTCCCTTACGCTATTATTATATCGTAATTACACTATATAGCAAAAAAAAGTGTAAAAACATTATAACTATATCTTAAGTATTTAGTATCATGCTTATTTTAGTTTGTCAAGCACTACCACATAAAAAAATATTTGTCAAGAAAAAAAATAAATTTGACAGATATATTTATCGGCGGTAAATACGGTTAAAACCGCCGCATTTTATTTTTGTCAAATTAAAAAATTAAATAAAAAAACCCTTGACAGGAGCCAAGGGATGTGATAGATGGGAGGTGGTTACTCTGCTGGTGGCAGGGTAACTTTGAGAATGGTTTGCAGAGCGTACAGGGTATCTCTGGTAGCACGGATGGTATTCTCAGATTGTGACAGTTTAGACTTTGCTATGATAATCTTGGTTTCTGCAACCTGTACAGACTTTACATCTTCCACCAGCAATGTGGCAAGGTGTGCTTTGCGGGTTGCTTCGTTTGAACCTTGCACAAGACCATCTGCGTAAAGGGTTGCGGTCTTGGATTCAAGCATATTTTCTGCGTCAAGCTTCTCAAGTGTGAGAGTTGTAACCAAAGCTTGATTCTTGTTTACAACCAAGGTCTGCTTGGCGATGTTGTCGATTGAGGTGGTGAGTTGGTCAATAAGTGTTTGCATAGTGTCTTCTCCGTCTGTGATGTCTTATTATAAGCCAAGTTTCTACCATATGCCAATGAATTGGATAAAGATTTAAATAATTGTTTATTACCTTAAATGCTGGCAAGCTCGTGTAAATTTGATATACTTAAGGCGTAAGGGAGAACGGTGATGACAAGAACAAAGATGACGTTTGAAGACAAGACATATGCGCGTGAGATGTTTCTCCAAGAGTATATGATTCGAACAGAAGTGTATCTGGAATTTGACTTTCACAATGAACAGTCTAGAATCACGCTTATCAAACAAGCACACCAAGAATTGAAAGAAAAGCTTAAGAAGGTTGATGAAGAGTACAAGGCTATCAACGCAGGTAAGTAATCGCTGGCTATGTCCCCTGAAACATGGGGACATTCTTCCAATATAATAGGTGATATAATGTCAAAGTATACTAAAGTTTTCTTCTCTGTTGCTGTTGTATGTCAAATAATCTTGTTGGCTGTGCTTAATGACTCTAAAGTTACAAATAACACTTATAATATTGAATTTTCTACTTTATTTACGATTATAACGTGTTCTGTAGCATCAATGTTGTATATTTTTGTTGGTTTTGCATCTTATAACCAAGATAAACAATTTGCTAATATAAAGTAAACAGTTGCCCTATCATGAGCCTTGACAAAAGTCAAGGCTTTTTGGCTTTAAAAAATAAATTTGACAAAAATATTTTTCGGGGGTTTTCTGGCTAGTACCCCCGAGAATTGGTTTTAGCAAAAAAAAGAATCGCCAGAATTTTTATCCTGACGATTTTTGTGTTTTAGTTTGCGATTGTATTTTGATTTATCTTTAAAAGTTGTGGGTCTCATCTGGCTGGCTCTCATCATTTCTGTACCAGATGCAATGTTTAAGTCTTCAACATACTTTTTGCGTTTCATTCAGCACCTCTAAGTAATTTCCGTTAGTTGCATGACGATTGAAAATATCAACAAATGTTTTATATTGACATTCTTGTATTGAATATTTCAGATTAAATATATCATGATATGGTGTATCTATCAGTCTTTTGGCGATATATTTAATTAGTAAATTGTTTGCTGTTTTATCTAAGTGAATTCCTGTTACATCTTCAATGAGCATATCAAAAGTATTTATATCAAACTGGTCAACGCCTAAACCGTCATTGCTTACCCAGAAAACCATTACGCAAGACATAATCATTTTCCACCTTGTTTAATTTTCGATTCTTGTAATATTTAAATCCAACATAATCAAGAAAAATCACTGCTACAATTGCTGATGTGATAAAAGGCATCTCTAAACTGAAATGAAATGCTCCGTTGAAATCAAAAGTTGAATTGATATACAGCAAATACAATGCAAATGCACGAGTAAAATAAGATAAGATGTTAATTAGTTTGAGAATTTTTGTTGTCATTTATATCTACCTGAAATCCATAACACCATTTATTGTTATCTAAACGAAATACTACACGATTTTCTCTTACAGTGTTCAAATCTACTTCATTGACATTATTTCCATATTTTTCTTCTGGAGCATCTGTTATTTCAATTCCTGTAATTTTAGCATCAATTGGTGGAGCAGTTCCCCAAGAGCCACGCCATGTGACGTTGTCGCCTATTTTTATTTTCATGACGTATTGTATCGGAATATATCAAAAAAGCAAGTGTAAAACAGATAATGTATAGAGGGATATCAGATAGAAAAAAACCTTGACTAAATGTCAAGGTCTTCAAATCAATCAAAAATGTAACCGGAGAGACCAAATCTTTTCACAGATTGTTTCAAACCAGCTATTGTTGTTGTGCTAGTGTAAAGCACATTGTTCACGTAGAGATTAAACATCCCAAATTCTATCTTGACTATTCCTACCATGACATTATTTTATCATGCTCTAAGTGCTGAATCAAACAAACATTTTACTTGCATATGAGGATTTACCTGATATACTATAACCAAGGAGAAAAGTTATGTCTGATAAAATCACTGTTCAGTCTGTGCAGAGCATGGACAATCTTTCAAGCGTATTGCAAGATATCTGCAAGGAGTTTCAGGTTCGATTCCCCGGTCTCACCACTGTAGATAAGTTTATGATTGCAAAGAAACGTGGAGAGTCTCGAAATTCGCATCGCGTTATGAATCTCTCGAAAAGTGGCTCTCTCGCATTTGTTTATAATGAGAAGTTGGTTTTGGTGGTTGACCGACTGTATTTGCAACCAACCAAAAAAGATGACCCAAATTCCTCGAAATTGACACCTGGTGATTCTCCAAAAAAGCAAGCTTGGGTGTGGGATGTCTTGCGCTCTTATCAACAGGATGTTTCAATCCTTTCATTCATGTCTGGTGATATAAATGAATTGGGTGAATTGTTCCAATACAAAGTGTCTGATTTTGATACATTCTATTATCAAAGCAATTCCATTTATCTTCAAAAGGAATTCAACTATAAGGAAATCACAGACATTGTGCGAACTGTTCTGTTGCGTGTATTGCTGGTGGAAGCATTGCTCGCGGGAGACACCCAAAAAATCAATGGTAATTTCACCACAGGAGACCTTATTGACTTGTTCAATGAGTAAACCTGTGATATAATGCGCAGCTCCTGAGGATTAGTTTCTTCAGGAGTTTTTTTTGCTTGTTTTATTGGTCAGGGGTATATATATACCCCTGAGTTGCCTATTGAGCAAATAAATTATTCTTGCAATTACAAGTGATATAGTGTAAGATGTAACTTAGAGGATTGAAATAATGAATCAGAACCCATTTAGGGGACGACCACGCACTTCGGAGATACATGATGGTGTGATGATGGTATATAAAAATATTGCAAATGGCAATATAGAGAGTTATTCAGCAATTGTATCATTTATGAAGTTGTCTGACCAGTATGGAAAGATTTCAAACTTATATAAGATTAGGAATCAAATCTCTTCGCACTTAAAAGACATTGCAAAAGATGTTTTAAAGTTAGACCATGTTACGATTGAATATATCTTCTCTAAGGAAATGAATGGTGAAAGGATTTCTGTCACTTGTGCAAAAATCTGTTTACAAGATGATTACTATAACAAAGTTATTTCGAAAAATGTCACCTACTATGAGTATATCCAAAAATTAGTATCTCTGAACGAAAAACCCTCGGAAATCGCCAAGCAAATGATTTCACTAGGAATCAAAGATAAAAAATGCACAGAATTGTTTTTGGAATATGTGGCACATGATTAGGGTAATGATATAATAATAACATGAAACTTGAACAGGTCTTACCAATGCTCCGTGATGGCAAAACTATCACAAGAAGCAAAAAATGGAATCCTAATTCTACCACTGTTATCTTAGTTAAGATTGAAGAATCAAAACTTAGATTTAAATGTGTTTGGTCTAGTGGTGAAGAAATGAATTTTTGGGCTTGTTATAAGTTTACAGCAGAAGATATATTGTCAGAAAATTGGGAGATAGCAGGATGACAGAAGAGATTATTCAAAGAATGATGCAAAAACAATACGTAAGTTCTCTTACCGAAAGAAAAAAAAAATTATTAAATTTAATTTCTCTTACCGAAAGAAGAAAAATATTATTAAATTTAATTGAACAAGAGTGCAATGAAGAAAAAAAGAAAATTTACAATCATATGCTTCTACAAATCCAACTTGATATAAAATGGGAATCTAGAGTGTCCAGTTTCCTTGAAAAAGAATGGAATGAAAATGGTTCTCTTGCAACAGAATCAATAATTGTAGAATTAGATAATTTAAAAAGATTTGAAAAAGAAGAACGTGATAGCCACTGGATTGAATGTTTATGTTTGCTATTTCCGCCATTAATATTTTTTTTTATACCTTATTGGATTTGGCAAGGGTATCAAAAGGAGAGATAAGATGACAGAAGAGATTATTCAAAGAATGATGCA